CTAATCTATAGAAAACCTTGATTTTATGCGGTTTTCTGAAAGCCAATAAGGGGACTCGAACCCTTGCACAAAGCATCAACTTTTCAGTGTTTATGCGGCTTGTAGCGTTTTTACTTTGATTACTTTTGATTACTTTTTTCAAAATAGTAATCAAACGACTAACTTGTTCGTGCTTTGAAGTCTGGTATACTACTTAAAATATCTGACTTTTTCTCGATAGATCTGCGGTTTCTGTGGTAATGTTCCTCTGTAGTTCCTAGGCTTGCGTGCCCCATCTGACCAAGGATCAACCGCTCGTCAATATTGTTGTCAAGAAGGATGGTTCCGTATGTCTTTCGGATCTTATGTGGAGACTTTCGATAGATTCCTAACTTATCGCACAATCTCTGTAATCGCATTCTTACACAATTCGCATTCAAGCGCTCTCCATTTTCTTTAATGAACACAAATTCTTCAAATGGATTCGTTTTTCTGATCCTATCACACAACCACTCGTAGTCCTTTGGGATGATAATTGTTCTCGCCCCAGCTCTCGTCTTTGGGAAATCCTTTATCGCAACCGTATATTTTGCATCATCCTCTCCACGATACCTTGTTTCGGTTCGCCGAACCTTGACCGTATTACCGTCAAAATCATCATGTTTTAGGCACACAACCTCTCCGATTCTCATTCCTGTCACGAACATTAGAAGTATTGCTATGTTTGATAAATCAAGGTTGCATTCCAAATATTTAATCATGATATCAGTTTCATTCTCGTCAAAAACCTCTTCGTAATCTTCCTTGATCGTTCGTTTGAAATCGGAATCAGATGTATCAAGCTCCTCAAACAATTCTTCAACATTAAAATCAATCAACTTCCGCTTTTTGGCTCGTTTCAGAAACCCTTTGGTTATCCCTTTTAGTCCGGAAAACGCCTTTGCCGTCAAGTTAAACTTCGGAATCTGTTCTTCTAGGAAATCTCCCCATTCATCTTCCGATATTGATTTTATGTGCCTTTTACCCATTTGTTTAAAGTGCCTTTGATAAAAGTTGCGATTCCTTTGGTGCGTTGCATTTCCAATCTTGTTCAGTGCCAACCGCCTGTCGTTCCACTCTTCAAACACTTCATCAATGGTTGGATTTTCTTCTTGAATCTGTAAATAATCGATAACCTCATTTTCAATATCGACCCTATCTTTTTTCTTAAGTAGCTTTCTCCCTTTCTCCTTGCATGGAATATAGGTTCTCCAATACCCATCTTTCCCTTCCCATATATCATATGGGTGTTTCTTTAGTATCTTTTCTCTTTTGTTCATTTCAACTTGTTCTTGCACAAGTGCTATGTCGAGAATACCATTTTCGACGGCATATTTCAATAACTCGTTTTCCTGCAATTCATCAAATTATCCTTTCTATTTTATCTTTTATATCTCTCACTCTGTACTCTATCGTTCTTAGTGATAGATTTTCTTTTGTGGATATTTGCTTTTGTGAAAAACCACGGCAGAGAAGAGAGAAAATCCTCTCCTCTTCTTCCGTGAAATTGGCATTTTCTTTGATTTGTTCAAGTTCTGGCTTAATGAATTTTGTAAATTTCATAAGCCATTTCTCCTTATTTTATTGGTTGATATTTATATGTTTTCAATATTAAAAACATAAGAATAATTGATAAAATCTATAAAACTATTGTTGACTCCATATTTCCTTATCAAGAATATATTGTCTGATAAATCTATCTGCGTACTGTGGGTGTATCATTGACCTTGCTGTTTTTTATCTATACCCAAGGGGCTTTTATTTGTAATATATTGTATTGGCGGCATACTTTCTACTTGTTCCAACGGTTCAAAAACAAGATTGTTTTTAGGATTTAATCCAATAAACCAATACTGAGTGGGCTTCTTGTAATAATCCCCATTCTGTGTCCTATCCCTGTCAATTACACTTGGCTTCAAGCACCAGAAGTTTGTAAGGTAATGTAATCCACTTGTATTCAATGGATTTTCAATTACAATTTGCAAATGACCTCGCTGACAAATTATCACTAATTTATTCAGCTTTTCATAAAACAAATCAAGTTCCTTATGCCGTTTCATTGCCAATTCACATTTTTGCTCAATAGTGTAATTCCTGTACTGATAAGCCGTGCAAGCTAGATGCCTCAATCCCTGGTCTGAAAAATAAGTGCAAGGGAAAAATGCAAATATCAAATCATCAAGACTTATCTTATCAAACAAACTCGGCTCACCTTGATACCCCCTATCAATCTCTTCGAAAAGGTCAGTAACATAGTCGGTTTCGTTAAATTCATTCTGAATATCATAGTCGTAGGCTTCAATTCCATACTTCTTGAAAGCGTTCTTGAATGTTCCTGACTGTTCAAATAAACAATGTACTTTCATTCTAAATCTACCAAAAGGAAACCTCGGTTTTATGTCGCGACAACCTATTCCTTTCTTTGATTTTTAGTTAGTTATCTTCTTTTTTCTTAAAATCCTCGCAAGACACAGCAAGCAAGCAACCTAAACAGTTAATGGCAACAAGCCCATTATTTTTCCTATAACTGTAAGAATTTTTGCAAACATTACAAAAATCTTTGCCAACATTTTCCTTGCAACTTGTCTTTTTATCTTCAAGCGCTTCTTTTAGCATTGCATTTTCTACAGTAAGTTCAGAAATTTTATTGTCTTTGTTAGATACTTCTTGAAGTAACTGATTATATTTTTTCTTACTTAAAATCTTCATTCTACATCACCATTTCTTTTTAGGCTAAATAATAGCCCTTACTTTTAGCTTCTGCATAATCATCTTCTGAAAGCAAAACTTCTTTCTGAATCTCTTTGTTACCATAGCAATCAACATCACATACAACCTTGAAAAATAACATTCCGTTCTTTTCGATTGGTTCTTCGTGAGTTATGTTTGTTACATAGTGTTCAAGCAAATTCATTCTGAATCACCCTTTCTTTTTCTTCTTAGGCTTAAACTTAAAAACATCATTTTTCTGCCGGCTTACCATGCTACGATAGCCGTTCATTTTACTAGCTCTGCTTTTACTCATACCTCACACTCCTTCCGGTTTCTCGCACATCTCAAATTCAATCACCCATACCCAAGGATTCGCATCCCAACCGTAGCGGTCAATGTCGGATTTCTTTACGGTTGAATCCCATAGGGTTTCAAACTTCTCTAAGCTAAAATCATGTTTTCTATTTAAAGTTTCTCCATCTGTCACAGCACTTGTTTCAATATTTATACCCTCTCTGTGGCATCCATCCACCGTGATTTCCTGCAACCGCTCCACCCTCACATTCGTAACCTTAAGCCAGATACGCGCCGCTTCTTTCGGCATGTGGATGGATGGGTGCCACGTATCCACCGATGGATATTCATTGTCGGCACACGATGCACGGTATATGTAACATCCATGTTCCTTTTTCTCACCATTGTATTTTTGCTCTTGTTCGTGCCCGCATCCGGTCTCTTCAACATCCAGACCGCAATCCCAACACGGACACCACGCCCAGGTCTCACGGATGTAGATGATATCCCCAAGCTGATACGGTGGATTACATAGTTTGCTTATAATCTGTTTATCTTCTACCTCTGGATGTGCCTTATGATATGGACTGTTGAGAACTGATTCAACATCATGTTTAACCAACCGTCTGGTACAACTTTTCCGTCCGTCCAGAATTGCCCGAACCATCTCGGTGTTAAATAAAATTGGTTTAATCGCCATCTGTTTCACCACCTTCCCATCATGTCCGGTGAATTCCACCATGATTTTTCAACTTCTAACTTTTCAACTTTCGCTTTAAGTTGTTTATTTTCCGCTTTCAGGTCTTTGTTTTCCGTCAAAATCTTTTGCAATTCGCAAGTATTTTTGTACTCACATTTTTCGTCAGCAGAATACTCCGTGCACATTTCACATAATTTTTTGCTTGTCACTCTACTCCACCGCCTTTCACAATCTCGATTGCTTTATGTACGCATTCTTCTATGCACTTTTCATATGGAGTGTTTTTATAATAGTGTGTTTCTTCATTTCCATAGTCTTCCAACTGCTCCACAACCTTGTCCGGATCGTAGGCAGTCGGCTGTGCATCTATCACGCTTGCCAATGTTGCCAAACTCACTCTCCTAAAATCATCATCAGATTTACTCGCACGCATGCAATATTCTTTTAGTGCGTCTGCATCAATCAGTCCCATCGTTTTTATCTCCTCTTTTCAAATAATCAAAAATCTCATGTCCAATCATCCCTACAACTGACAGAATGCAAAAAAGTTTAACTCCAAATTCTGTCAGAATATCTAACCTAATGGCTATAAGTATTAGTAGAAAGAAATTTATGTACGATTGAAACATCATTCTTCATCACTCCAATCAAACTTGCAACCGCACTTACTACAGTAATTTGGTGCATTGTTGTTATTCATTATTCCTATATCGTGACTTACTTTGATTGTGTTTCCGCATTCACAATTGAATACAGAAAGAGTATCACTTAGGTTATGGTTAAATATAGGTTTCTTGGTATGTTTGCTATCACATCTGCAACAAGGCTCATTATCTCTTGAATTGCTGTTGTGCTGGCAGTTGTAATTGTGTGCTTTTTCTTTTATGGCTAAGTCAAGGTAATATTTCAAATCTTTTATCAAACTAATAGTTCCGTAGAGTTGTTTTTCTTCAAGCATTTCAACAACTTCCGGTATTCTTCTATCAAAGTCACGCTTGTTTACACTTTCAAGAATCTTACTCATTTTCTCCACCTCTCAATTCTTTCAGTTTTGCTTCTGCTTCGGATTTTGCGAGAAATACTGTTTTGCCAAATTCCATTACATCAATTTGACCAGATAAAGTCCTGTCATTTGATTCATGATCGCAAAACAGTGTAGTTTCTCCATCTTTAAAACAATCCAAATGGAAGTCCTTAACTGTAAACTTGTCTACATCTTTTCCAAATCCTGCAAAATCAAGGAAAATTTTATCTCCAACCTTACAAGGCAACTTGATAAGTCTGCCCTGTTCCTCTAAGTCCTCATATTCTTTGAGTTTTCTTAAATATTCAGCAACCTGTTTATGCTCCCAATATTCTTTTATCCCATTACCCATAACTGCTGTTTCAAGATACTTAACATCACAAGCTTTTTCGTACATTCCTGTTTTTCTTCCGCAATGCTCGATTATCTCATCAATTGTTAATCTCTCCATGTCTATTCCTCGCTTTCTGCCAGCTTTGCCATTTTCCAATCGCTTATATCGCCACTTCCGCGCGCACTCCAAGATGTTGCTCCGTATCCCCATGCGTACACTATTCCGTTCTCGTATTTTGCAAAATACCTCCGTGTCCACGCATCAGATTCTATGCCTCTCACAAGAATCGGCGTATCGACCGCTACCTTGCTCCAATCAACAGGCGGCTCAACATATTCTGAATTAAGCCATTCGCGGAAATTATATGTACTTCCTTTGCACGAATCTGATTCATAAAAATCGCACTCTTCACATTTAATTTCTTCGCAAATTGCAGGCTTTCCATTTTTTAATCCAAACAGTGCTGTGTTTGCCGCAAGTTCTATAATCTCATTTCCGTATTTTTCTTTATTTGTCATATTAAACCTCCAAATCGCATACAAACTTAATCTCATTCGCCAAACTCTGCGCTATCATCGGTACAGTCAACTGAAACTGCTTGTAATTAGCCAATGTGTCGATGTAGTCAATAAACTTGTCCGTGAACTGCTGTAACTGCTTCACAGACAGCTTAAATTCCTTTTTCAGAATCGTAAGCGTGAGCGCGAAATAGTTAAACAATGACGCGCTGGAAAGTCTGTAGGCTTCACGCTCGATACAGAAACCTTTCTTTGCATACAGGTTCATTAACTGTCTCTGTGGAATTTTTCCGACTTCTTCTTTGATGTCGATTCCGTATTTACTTTTCAGGTAAACAGACAAGTCCTTTCCGGTATTTCCACCGGATGCTGCTTCATCTAAGTAGGATTTCAAAAAATCCTGCAACCGGATGATTCTTGTCTGTCCGAATCCGAATTTGTCATGCAGAATTATGTACCCAATCACGACAAAATCTTTGTATGATTTTGATATAACCTTATCAGCATTTCTCTTTTCAAAATCATTTTGCCCGATAATCCGCATTTCCTGTTTTGTGTAAAATGTCGGCTTTTTCTTCCGTCTCAACGCATTACTCATTTCTTTGATTTCTCCTTTCTGTATGTGATTTCCAACCATGCAAAATGACTCAATACAAGCTGTCTTGCACGTTCTTCAATCTCCATGCCCTTGTATTTGTTTATCAATGATTCTCCGGATTTTACAACTTCATCCCACCAAGAATCAGCGTTGTCCGGTGAATAGTATTTCTGAATGAATTGCCAATAATCCATAAATACTTGCCATTCTTCTGAACCCTTTTCGATTTTTGCACTTGCCATAGCTGCTACCTCTAAAACGGACAATCGCCATTGTATGGTTTGAATCCGTCCCCACGTTCTTTCTTTTTGATTTCCGCAACAACATCATCAAGTGGTTTTTCGATTTCAACAAACTTCATGTGATCTCCATCAAACTCCATTGCTTCACGCATTGTCATTCCCTGTCTGTTCTTCTCGATTTTTACACCCTTGGCTCTCTTGTCATTGTCTGACAGATTCCACAGCATAATTATGTTTGACGCGTCCTGTTCGATTGCTCCAGATTCCCTCAACTCTGCCATGGTAGGTTCTTTTGTGTCTCTGCTTTCAGATGCTCTTGTTATCTGCGAAAGTGCTATTACATGTGTATTTAAGTCTCTTGCAACCGATTTTAAACCTCTTGAAATTGATGCTACTTCTTCATTTCTTCCGGAATATCTGTTATCCGGCATAAGCAATTGCAGATAGTCAACAACGATAACGTCAAAGTTTTGGTGCCTGCATTCTGACTTTATCTCTCTCGGAGATACAGTTCCGGATGCAATCCATAATTGATAATCACTCATTTCTTCATTTGCTTGGTTAAATTTTCCCTGCTCATCGCCAAGAAACGCTTTTGCTCTTCTGATTCTCGTTAAGCCGATTTCCGCAATCCTTGAAATAAATCGCTCATACACCTGTTTATCACTCATCTCCAAGTTGAAATATGCGACTTTAAGTCCTTTTTTTGACATATTCCCAATAATCTGCGTTGTGAGTGCAGATTTTCCGACTGCCGGTCTTGCGGCAATTACTGTTACATCACCGCGTTCAAGGTCTCCAAGCGAATCATCAAGTTGCGATAACCCGATTTTTATACCGCCCTCTCCTACACTTTCGTTGAAATATTTGTCCTTATTCTCAACCGAAATCTGCTTAATTGGTTTTAACTTTACTTCCTTGCCCTCTTGCAAATGTTCAAGTCTTGTAAGAAGATCGCTGATTGTATCATCAATGTCACACGGCTTTAAACTGGATTTCTGATACATGTCGCGAACCGTTCTTGCCTTGTATTCTTTCGCAACCGCATCGGCATAGCTTTTAACCATAGTTGAGGTGATTGTTCCGGTAATACAGGATTTCATCAATTCACTAATCTGTTCCTGCGTGTATTTGTGATTCTCAAGTGCCATTGATAAAGACATTGGATCAATGCTTTCATTTCGGTCATACATGGCAAGCATTTCCTTGTATGTGTCCTGTGCGAAATCCGAACTAAACATTTCCGGTTTCAGCGTCCGCCAGATGCTATTTAACACATCATTGTCAATCAATACACACCCGATCACTCCAAACTCTGCTTCTGTCAACTGCAATCACCTCGTTTCTCTGCAATCTGCAACCAATAGTCGCAATCATTTTTCAGCCAATCAACATATTTTGGAATGTATCGAAAATCCGTATCGTCTGGATTCTTTTCTTGATAGTCACTCAAATATGCCTCTGTGGCTTTGTATAACAGCCGTGCAATGTCTGGTCGGTTCTCTTCGATAACTTCTAGCACTTTATCCATCCAAGCTGTTTTAGAGGTACTGTACGCTGTTTTCTTGGGGTATATACTAAAAGTCTTTTTCCATGCATCGTCAAAATCAAACAAATCTCCAGAATCGGTCGACAGCGAATTTTCTTTTATATTTTCTTTCTCTTTATCTTCTTCTTTTTCTTCTTCTTTATCTGAAACAGCGACGTCAGACGATTTATCGGGCGATTTTTGCTCAATTAGGTTCTTCTGTTTCTTTCTCCGGTTCTGCTGATATAGCCTGTCACGCTCTTTTTTCTTCTCATAAGCGTCAAGCGTTTGGTGCTTATTCCAATTCGGAATCGTTATCACATTGTCAACAACTTCAATCATTCCAAATTCTTCAAAGGTCTTAAGCGCAAGCCTTACCGTGTTCAAATCTCTGCGGAAAATAGTGGCAAGCATTTCATCCGTGAACGGCAACTTATTGCTCATCATAAACACTCCGTTGTTATTCTGTTTTCCGGCAAGAATAAGAAGTTTGAACCAAATCGTAATGATGCTATCCGCACTCGGCATACTCTCAATCAGCAGAATCTTTTCATCATCAAAAACATTTGTTGTGATTTTAATCCACTTGACTTCTGCCATTTAATCACTCTCCTCATATGTATTTTCAGAAATCAAAGACATAAACTTCTCATACTGCTTTTCAGAAACTTTGTTACCCTGTTTCTCCGGCTTTAAACGGATTTCAAGGTGCTTTTCAGCGATATGCGATAATTCCTTGGCAAGACTCTTTTTGCCTTGTTTGATGCCGTCATAATAGCCTTTTGCCGGCTTAAATTCGTTTATCTTTCTTTTTCCTGCGCCTTGACCGCCAGCCGTTTTGTTGTAACGGCATTGATAACCTTTCTTTGTATATTCCAAAATCCAATATTGTTCCATTTCATCAAGTTTCTCTCTCGGATAATGGATAAAATCCAATTTCCATCCATACGGATTTTCTTCACTATAAAATCCTCTTTTTTTAATCGAAAGATCTATGTGCTGATAACCGGATAAATGTGAAACATTTCTCTCTAAGCAGTCAACGCTCTGCCCGATATAAAAGTAAGATATACCGTTTTCATCAGTCCTTGTGTAGAAATAAATTCCGCTCTGATTTTTCATTTCCGGACAAATGCTTAATATCCGTTTCTCGTTGTTCTTTTTTATTGCATATAGCTGTTTATAATTTACATTCGTCATTTTCTTCTACCTCTCAATGGCGTTGTTAATATCTCTTCGATAGTCCAACCCATATCCTTTCTATGTAATAAGCAATGTGCATTTATACCTACTATTTCAGCCCACTCAACAACCCTATGGGTTTGTCCGTTGTGCTCCCAAACAGGCGAACCCGATAAATCTTTACATTTTTTACTGCAATAAACCGCGTCATTGTAATGACCACCTCTTTTGGCGTTAAATGATTTATTGCAAATAGGACATATTTTCATATAGTCTTTTGTGTTTGGATGCTCTCTGCAATAAAGAATCCTTCCGCAGCGATTGCCACATGTTTTTTGCCCATTTCTCTTCTTTTTCACAAATTGCTTTCCGCAAACAGGACATTTTAAAAATTTTTCCTCTATAGGAATGCTATTTCTTTTGTTTTTAGCTTGTTCTGCATTTGTTACAAACCTGCAATTGCTAGGCTCGTAATTCCCATTAACATCAATTCTGTCAATGGTTAAAATGTTCAATCCCTTATCAGTCTTTTCCTCTTTATACCCGTTTGCGATCGTCCAATCGTGGAAACTTAGAAAATCATTCTTCCATTCATCACACATTACAATCCCTCTTCCACCGTAATTTTTATAGTCTCGAGAAGTTTTGCAATAGCAACGGTATTTAATACTTTTCCACAGAGGGTACAATCTACCACATTTATTTGATAATCCGTGTTTATATCCCATCCAATCACTTCCTCTCCAATGGCTTCATGCTCATTTGAGCCACAAACTTTCCATAGCTCATGCCGGAAGCGCGTGCCATGTGATTCACAGCCTTGATTGCATCGTCCTTTTTCTTTGGTTTTTTCAAGCGTTCTTTAACTTCATTGCCGATGCAGTCTTGGCAATCAACTTTACGTTCATCTATCGTCATAAACAGCCTGCCACATTTCGGGCATATTCTTGTATACACAATTCTTCCAGCCTTTTTAAAATTCTTAAACTGTGCGTATCTTTTTGCACATTTGGGTCTGCAGTATTTTTGATCTGGTCGCTTCGGCTCAAATTCAGCCATACAGTATTCGCATAATTTCAATTTTTACCTCCAATCTTTTGTAAGGGAGGTGCGGTAAACGCACCGCCAAAACATGGCTTTCAATAAGGTTTGTGATAACTATTCGCCAAACAAGATAGTTTCTTTTAGGCTTTCGCCAAGGTGTTTCAACCTAATTATTCTTTTTCAAGTTCCGCTTTGATGGTCTCAAGTTTTTTCTCTTCATATTCAAGACGTGCTCGGCAACTCTCAACAATAGTGCCCTGCCTGCTAATAAGCATTTCAACAGCTTTTTTCTTGTTTTTCTCCGTCAGAATGACCCTATCCCGGCTGCAACCGCTTAACACACCAATTTCGTCCTTGCGGATTCTCTGTCCTTTATATTCAAATTCGGATTCTTCAGTAATGATATACGTTTTGGCTTTTCTTCTACGTCTACTTCTCTACAAGAAAATTTATCGCCCCAAAATCTGTAAATGTATAATTTCATGCTTTCTCCTTTCAGAACGGACAAAGGTTCATATCAACCTCTAGCCCTTTTTCTGCAACATAAACATTCGCTCCATATTTAATTGTTTCTTTCGTTCGTTGTAGGAATAACGCGGGATTTCCGCTTGTGTCCGATAAGTGTATTAAAACGACATTTCGTAAAGCTGGGTTGTCGTTCTTCCGAATAAATTTAAGTGCCGTGTTAAGGCTCATATGGCCTCGCAAACGGTGTTCATAATTTGGCTCATTCCGGTCTACCAAGTCCATACTATAATTGGCTTCAACCATGATATGCTCAACCTTTATACCAGAAAAGTCATACTTGCAATATTCCAAGTCGGTCAAGAATAACAGCTTGCCCATTTCCTCATGCTCAATTAAATAGCCGTAGCACTCTATTTCTGTATCATGCGGTACATTAAAGGGAGTAACCGTAAAACTGCCGATTTGCCGTGTTCTGCGTGGCGGAATGGCTATTGTACGCCCTCCTGTAATGATTTCAAGTGCGGTCTGTGTCTCAAATGCCGTATAAACCGGAATGCCGGATTTCATGAAATCTTTTATGTATCGTGCATGGTCTCCGTGTTCGTGGCTTACAATACATCCGGAAACATTTGCTATTTTCCAATCAATCATCTTCTTAAAATCAAGAAATTTGCATCCTGCTTCGATTGCAAGGATTTCTCCATTGTCGGCAATTAAGGCGTATGAGTTACCGGATGAACCGGAACCTAAGACTTTTAATTTCATAGGCTACTCCAATTCTTCCTCTGCCGGAAAGTGGAAATATCCATTCAGATTGTTAAATTCCACACGTTCGCAAGTATCCTTAACTACCACAGTTCCAAAGCCGCCTTTCATAGCAGCCTTTAGCGTTTCATTGAAATCATCTGGAATATCCGCATTTGTGATAAATTTGCCTGCATATGCAACTCTAAGCATTTCCATGGCTTTCTTTGCTTTTTCTTCGGTGGAATATTCAGCAATTTGCATGTCATCATTAAGTGGCTCAACACCTGTTAAGTTTTTGTTCCGGAAATAAATTTTTGACTTAAATCTCTGAATAATCACCTCTTCGTATGGCATATCAATCGTGCCGTCCTGTGATATAACTCTCATAGAAAACCTCCCTAATCTTTCATAAAGTCCGGTACGTTCTCGTCATTCTCTGCCGATTCAACAACTTCCGCTTCGACTGCTGCGCTTTCAACTTCTTTTGCTTCCGCATCTACAACAAAATCCTCTGAATTGGCGTTCTCGGCAATTTCTTCCTGTGTCTGCACATAGGTTTCATCAAGCTGATTGAATGACTGCTTTGCCATGCTATTGAAGTCCTTGCGATACTTCTTGATTGCATTGTTGCGCATTTTACGAACAATCATTGATTCCGGTGTGTCAAGCCATGCCGCGCTGATATAAGGCTTTGCAACTTCACATTCCAACATTTCATCAACTGTTGAGCATTTTCTTAATGCGTCGAAAATTTCTTCTTTCTTAGCCTTGATTTTGCTCAACTGCTCGGTTGATGCCTTGTAACGATTCTGGCAAATACCAAAAGTCTCATTCATCAGATTGTTACGCACATGAGCAAACAGATTAACTTTTACACCGTCTCTCTCTGCGATCAGATACTGAAATGTGCCGTCCTTTAATTTCAGTGGATAAACAATGCGTATCACTTTCTGTGAAAGTCCTTTCTCTTCCCATTCCGGCGGTGTCATTTCGATTCCCTTATGCTTTGGATACGAAAACTCATCCCCCTCTTTGACAAGCCAACAAGGATATACGGTATCTACATTTTCTCCGTAGTTACGAAGTAACGCATCGTTTCCGTCTCCCTCAATTCCCATTTCTACGACCTGCACATAGTTTTCTCCGGATTTCTTTGTGCGCAACTGAAAATAGCACTCTCTCGGCACTGCATTCGCATTAAGCTTAAGGCTTGCGCACTGACCGACAACCTCTCGCAGATTCGATGTATCAAGTCCGTTTAAATCCTTGATTTTATCGCTATCCTTAACAAGCTGATAAATGCTTGTCATAGCTGACATGGCGCACTGCTTTGAATAATCATCATACGGCACACCGCATAACTCGAAATCTTTTGTAACAAGATTCGTGATTGAATTAGTCCACTGGCTGACCGCAGTGTTGACTTTCTGTACCTCTAAACTGTTGTTCTCTGCCATAATTATTTATCCTCCATTTCACTAAAAAAAGTTTTGAGAGCTTCTACTAAGCGTTCTGTTTCGCCTTTTCTTTATATTTCTTTACCGTCCTTGGACAGCTCCTTGTTACTTGCTCTCTGCAAAGCAAGGTTGTATTTCTCTTCTCCGAGAGCATCCCTTAATGCTACTAAAAGAGTTATAAATTCAGCTATGATAACCGGCTCTCTTCCGTCTACTTCTATTGTTCCAAAATCTGATTTAATCATATCTATTCCTCACTTTCTTAATATCTTAAAATCTTAACATCGTTATCTTCATAAAAATTATTGAACCGCTCATTTAACAGTTCTAATTGCTGCTTAAGAATTTCCTTTGCTTTATCCATACCACGGAAAAGATTTTCGCTTTTAAGCCGTAGGTTATCAATTCCCAATTCGCTGCAATTAAGATACAACACATTTCCGCAACCGCAAATTTTATGTATGCAAATGTCGATTCCGTGGCTTTGAGTTCTGAAAATCGTTCCGCTTTCCACCGGTTCTCCAAACTTTGCATTGCTAATCAGCTTCATGCACATCCCTCACTTTCTTCACACTTCTTCACAACCGCTATCTTATCAGCACCGTAGGTTTCTACCCACTTCATATCCACGGTTTCATCCGTGACCGTCAGCTTTGCACCTTTGGCATTTACAACTGTGTCACCGACTTTTACGGAATCCTCGGTGCGGTATGTATAGCTTCTGGTGCTGTTTGGAAATTTTGCTTTGATATACTGCATTTATCATTCCTCCTCAATTTTCAAACCAAATGGAACATTTCCGTTAATAATAGATTTCCAATGTGCAATAACATCTGGATGAACACTTGGATTGCATGGTTCCATTGGAGCAAACATAAATCCGCTCTCCTGTTTCTTATTTTCCTCATCCCATTCTTCCATAGTTCCAAACCCAAGATGCTCATAGAATTTTGGATTGTCCTCATATGTCGGGTATTCCGGATGCTGTTTCTGCCATTCCACAACGTCTACTTTAAACTTCTCCATATCAATAACCCATTTATCATGAGCAACCTTCCATTTTTCCACATCATCGTTATTCTGGTTAATTTTGTTTTGAGCTTCTTTCTTGACAGATTCCCAAATTTTACTACTTATAGATATAAAAGAAGCTTTATACTGCGGATAAAGAAGTTTGTCATAATCAAGAATTTTCAACCCTGTCTTATTGTTCTGAAAGTTCCATTCTCTAATAACCTGCCACATAATGCATCCGGCTTGAAATCCGGTAATTCCGCCGGTCGGAGAATTGTCAACCGCACACATGGCTGCTATTCCTGCTGCTGCAACTGCGTGGCAAATAGTTCCATAATCATGCGAATAATCTTCTGTTAAATGCCTTACAAATTCCGGAAGTGTTTCCACAGTCTGTTTTTTCGCTTCTTTGTACCATTCATTCTGGATTTTCATTTCCTCTGTAATCTGCTGTTTCATCTTCTAAACCCTCTCTTTCCTTTATTCTTCGCGTCTTTTTCACAATACGGAAGAGAACAATGTCCGGATTCCGCAAAATCAAAGAATCCTTTCTTAGTTGCGCTCTTCCAACGCTTGCACGACATGCACCTTGCATCCGGCTGTGTGATGTTGTTGCTTGTCCCTACTCTCGACATTTACACTCCCTCGACTTTCAACTGCTTGTCCTCGGAAACCGTCAGAAGAATTAACTGAGTATCAACGACCGGCACATATTCGTCATTGATGCTCTCAGCACCATCAAGGAAGATAGGAACATACATATCGAAGAACTTCTGGAAGCTGTTACAAATATCCAATTTCGCTTCAATTTCACTGCCAGTGTTTGTTGTGTCCCCGAATACCTTATAAATTCCGGTTTCTTCATCAAGCACCGTAGGAATACAAACTTCCTTATATTCTCCGTTCTTCTGGAAATCGAACAACTTCCAACGCACAATACCGAAATGCTGATTGATTTCTTCGACAAGTAACTCATTCTTTCGTTTTGAAACTTCTTTGAGCTGATAAAGAATCCTCTCGGCATCTGTCTTTGCTTGTCCATACTCGCGCTGTTTATGTTGCATATCTGCAATCTTGTCATCAATTTGAACATTGTTTTCAGCCTGTGCGATAATCTTATTTACTTCATCAAGCTGGCTCTTCAATTTTTCCTTATCAGCTTTTGCGTAATCAGCCACCTTATCTTTGCCCTTGGACTCTAACTCTGCAATATCAGCAAGCAATTTATCCTGTTTAGTCTTTAACTTGGCATATTCAGCGTTCTGCATATAATCAGCGCAAGACGGAATCTTAGAAATCTGTTCATCAAATCCATTGATAATATCAATTTCTTCCGCTTCATTCAGTTTCAAGGTGTTGATTGTGTTTTCTAATTCCTTGTTATTCTCGGTCAGCTTCTTAATCATTTCAGCACACGCATTTCCATCATCAACAATCATGGCAAGTGTTTTCGCGTGTTCTTCATTAAATATTTCGATTGCATCTGCCTTTCTCTGCGAAAAATCGGCTCTTAAAGACTCTATTTTATCTTCTGGCAACTTCTGACCGCACAGTGAACAAACAGTGCTATTTTCATCAAATACCCACTTGGAATCATCAAACTTCTTTTCCTTTTCCTCTTTGTACTTTTTTACAAGGTCGGCTTTCTTAATAGTCTGTTCGGAAATTGTTTTCTTATTTCTTTCAATGGAATCCTGCGCTTTTCTGATAGATGAACGAACATCCTCTAACTTCCGTTCGTGGTTATATTTTTGATTTTCAATCTCACGTTTCTTGCTTGAAAGTTCGTCATTCATGGTCTGCGCGATAGCGGACATTTCAAACTGACAATGCATTTCTTCGCTGCGCATTTCATCAATCCGAACATCAGATTTCGCCATTAAATCTTCAAGTGCTTCAATCTTTCTCTCTAAGTAGGCTTTCAATAACTCCTGCTCCGCCACATCTACATCAACCTTTGCTTTCTCCAGCCCGATGATCTGATTTGGAATAGCGTCTAACTGCTCAACCGCCTTTTTCTTGGAAGCGTTATTCATGGCTTCAATTTCCTCGAATTTATAAGATTCAAGTAGTTTTGCAACATCGGCTGTATCTTTGCACATTTGCGCAATCTCTAAATCTGTTTTTGCACTTGCCATAGCGAATAAGGATTTTCTCATTTCATCCTGTTTTTTCTTCAACGACAAATCCTTAGTGAACACATTCGGGTGCGAACAAATGAGGAATTTATCAAACTCAAATCCTAATTCTTCCAGATATGCCTTAAAATCACGTTCTGTCTTAGGCACAGAATTGATCTCATATGTATTTGTGATTGTAATTTTCGAAACTCCATTTTTATCCGGCTTTCCAACTTTTCGCTTCTGCATCTTTGAAAGAGTGATTTCTTTTCCACTTACATCAACATCTGCAGTAACGGTCGGAATGCAATCTTCTACATTGTCCGGTCTGATGTTCGGGTTGCTTGTAAGTTCATAGTTCTTATCAGAAATCAGCCAGTACCATGCTGAACCGATTGTGGTCTTTCCTCTCCGGTTCATGCCGGAAACCCTTGTTGTCTTGCCAAATTCGTATGTCTTATCCTTTACACCTTTGAAATTTTCAATATGGAGCGATTTTAAAATCATTCGCATTATTCTACACCCCCACGATTCCTTTTATTGACAACTCATATGTAACTTTTTCCACAACGCGACCATCTTTACACGTTTTCTTGTATCTCCGGCTCTGTAATCTTCCGTATGTGCTTACCCTATCGCCTAAAGCAAGCGAGTCCGTATATTCTGCACACTTTCCCCATGCAATGCAAGTAATCAAATCCTCTTTTCCGTTTTCTCTTACGTTTTTGAGTTTCACATCACAGATTTTACGGCCAAGTGGTGTTTCTCTAAGCTGCTTTTCCTCGATAATTCCATCAAGACTTACTTCATTCAAAGGACTATCATCCTCTGGTTTTGTGATTGTATCAGCCATAACATACATAAGAATGGCTTTTCCAGATCCTGTTTTTACGTGCCGGGTAATTATCTTCCCACTGACACATACTGTTCCGCTAATTCCTGTATCGCTGATTTCTTTGTCAAACAGTACCGGAAGTATATCTGCAACACCGCTTCTTCTTTCAACTCCGATGAAAAATTTATAAAATTTCTTACCGTTTGATTTATGGCTTTCCCTTGGTGCTGATACAACATCACCGATCAGTGTTATTCTGTTCTCCATTGCTTCTCCTCTCCATTTCTCTGTCAAGAATCTTTTTAAAATTATCTTTATCATTCTGTTTCTTTCGTTTTCCTGCCAAAAGTTCAGCAAGCATACGCTTTTCTTCCGTGGAACATCTTGTACCACTTATATACACAACGCTTACCATGCATCCTCTCTCATTCTGCGTTTTCTCTTAATTCGCTTGTCAAGTTCAGCTCTCTTTCGGTCTACTTCCGACCAGTAATACATGATTGCCGCAATTACCGCACCGGCTACAAATTTAATAGCCGCTATATTCCCTACCGCGCCCTCACTATCCATATAGCACGCGGCAACTAAGGAATACTCCATTGCAACCGCACCTATAATGAATTGGATTACTTTTTTCATTCATGCCCCTTTCTGCCACTTTATAATTTAGTACCAGTCAGAAACAAACGTTCCGAGTAACGGACATACAACAACATCTATAAAGCGCACAGAACCATCTTCCATGGAATATGTAAAAGCCATTGCGGGTGTGTAAGTCGAATCTCCTGTCTGTATCTGCGCATCTCTTACAGAAACTCCATATGTTGTTTCCTCGTCAACGAAAATGCTTGAAAAACTTTCCGCAGAGTCTACCTTTGCCAAATAGTTGTCACCGCTACGAATTACCCTTGAATTAACTTTCTGAAATTCAAAATTGCTCATTTTAATTCTCCTTTCCATTATGTGTTTCGTTTTCCTCGCCCTGCTCACTATGTTTTGAAGCAGAACTCTCTACCATTCCAAGAACATATCCTTTCTGAAAATCTGTCATATTCGGAATGGCATCACGAAGTTTTTCGACAACTCGCTTTTCCTTTTCGCTCATACAATCACTTCCTTTCATGCGCAATATCTGATTTCGTACTCTGCTACAATGTTCAAGTCGCATCCGAAAATATACATTAAAATAGGAAGAAACTAATTTCTTTTGTACTTCCCATGCCAAATCATCCGTGAACGACTTGACCAACATTAGATAACCCTGCTCGGTAAAAAGATACATTCCGTTCGGAGCAGTTACACCAAATTCCCCCTTGGCTTCATCCGAATTTCGGACGAAGTAATCTTCTCCTAAAATAAAGTGTTTCTTATTGTCGTTAAATATTTTTCTCGCTGTTCCGTCTGGTCTTTCATGTACCATGTCAATGTCCTTAAATGTGACCACTCGCTCGCCTTTGTACTCTTTGATGGAAATATCCGCATTTCCAATGTGTACCAAATTATCCATACTTTCACTTCCTTTCTGTGGTATAATTCCCTTATCATCAAATAAGGGAGGTGATACAATTTGAAATACTTTTTGTTTTGCGATTTTTCTACAATATCCTGCGACCGAGAAAAGATGGCAGAGATATTAACTGAAAACGATATAACGTTCGCAAATATCAATAATTTTTGTTGGGAACTAAAAGTTCCGGATAAGTTTGGAATTCCAATCTGCGACACGACCGCAGAATCTATTCACTGCCTGTTTTATCAGTACACTCACAAGAACTCTCTTCTTCTTGTGGTAAAAGCAAATGAATATTTTCCAAACGGAGATTAGGATATAATCTCTTTGTTTCTTCATATACGGTTTTGGTTTTCAGCCACTTCCGCATATGGAGAACCTGTTCCATGACATCCATATCGTGAATATCCACTTTGTTTAAAATCTTCTGCAATTCCTTTTCCATTCCATTAAAATAAGAAACCGGAACAACAATTATGTCATTTGCTGACTTAATCTCTTTCACTCTCTAGCCCCTTTCTAATTAAGAAGAGAATCAACAGTTACATTTAAAACCTTTGCAACAGCGTTAAGGTTTTCTGCACTAGGGCAAGATTCGTTCCATTTGCGGATTGTAGCATTGCTAAGTCCTGCTTCTTTCTCGACTCTCATAATGTTTGTACCCTTTTCATTGCAAAGTTGCTTGATTTTGTCGTAAATCAAATCGTATACCTCCTTTTCTATAGACTTAGAAAATATTCTATTGACATAATGTAGATAACATTCTAAAATAAGTTTGCCAAATGAATTTAAGAACAGTCTCTATTTATATTTCGTAGAACATTTTCTAGTTGATAAAGCCATTATATAGAAGATGTTCTAGTTTGTCAACCCATTTTATAGAAATTGTTCTAGTTAAATGGAGGGAAATTATGACACCACTAGAAAGAATTAGGTTATTGTGCAAAAAATCAGGAATTAGCATGACTGCCTTAGAAGAAAAGCTGGAATTTAGTAACGGCTCTATCTCAAAACCGAAGGATATTCCATCATCGAGAATAATAAAAATTGCTGAATATTTTGGAGTGAGTACAGATTGGATATTGACAGGCGAAGAAAACTCCGCATTTTCGGATGAATCTGGTTATATTGCTTCAAAAATTATGATGGATGCAGAATTGAGCTACAAGATCGAAAAGTTATTATCTCTTTCTGATAAGAAGAAAAATCATGTTTTTGAATTGATTGATTTATTAAGTGAGGAATAGTTATGTATAGAAATGTTCGTGGTTTTTGTGATAAAGAAAATAAGAATTTAGATATTAGAATTGAATTTATCCCATGTGGCACACAAGAAGGCAGGGAATATGCGCTTGGTAAAATAGATTGCGCCTATAGCGACGCAACCTATCACTGCAATAGAACAGAATGCCCTATATGGCGTGGTCTTGATTCTTAAATTTAATCTCAATCTCGCCCTCTCCGTCATTTCCTTCTAATCTTGTAACAAACGGAGAGTCTATTGACATATTGATGCAATTAAAATCAAGATGAACAACCGGCATGGATTGCGCTTTCTTTTCAAATCGTATACTGCGCACTCCATGCACGACATGACCGTCAATCAAAACTTCGCAATAAATGCTTTTTTCATCAATTGACCTGATTTCAAGTTTTGAATTTTTCATTTTTCAATCTCCTTTACAATTTCTGAAACAACAATATAGATACAACGTAAAATCCTTGAATCATCGATTTTATCAAGTAATTCAATTATCATCTTTTTAAAGTCCATAACAAAACCCCCAATCCTTATGCCCCATTATAGAACGTGTGTTCGGCATAGTCAATCCCCAATTATGGGCGGAGCCATGCCAAGCCCCACCCATGCCAGAACTTGAAGCGTCCTTTCGGACAAGTCCATAGTATCACTGCAATATGCATGATTTCAACATTTTTCGGTCGCAAGTTTCGACAGGAAATGTCATTGCAGAGAAGCGGAAAGTTGTTTCTCGATCTCTTCTTGCACTTTTGCGCGCCAACGCATCGGCACTTCATCAATCGTCATTTTTTTGTCTACCAGAATACGTCTTACATAGAATTTAACCATATCTTACACCTCACTTCCTGCGGTAATACTTGCCAGTTCTTCGATTGCTTCTGCGTTTGCTTCATGTCCTGCTTTAAGCTCATCAATTGCCTTTTCCATTTCCGTTTTTGTTCGCAGCCTGATAGTAACCGTGTATGTTCCATCTTCCGTGCCATCTTCTCCCACGTTCGGCATATATGTAAACCCATCGGATTTCAGATCGGTGTATTTCCCCGACACTGCATCGTTGTGTGTACATGTAACTTTCTGCAGGTTGTCCGCAGAAAATGCATCCGTGATGGTCTTGACGGCATCAAAATTCTCTGCCTTGATCTGGATGTTGCCAAGGCTTGCACCATCGGCAATTTCAAATTCTGTTTTGTTGGCTAAAATAATTTTATCCATGATTTTTAATTCCTTTCTGTGATAAAAATTGTTTATGAGTTACGTGAACATTCGTTCTGTATTTTTGTTTAAACGGCAGTTTAAAAATAAACATTCCCCTAGTTGTAAAATTTATAGATGATACCAAAATAACCAGCCAAAACCCTAAATATTTTGCAGATTTGCAGTCAGGTGTATTCGTATATTTTCTTGTGTGTCCTACAGGCGAAAGTGTATTTGGATTTAGTTTTGGTGAAAACAATGGTTCTTATTTCGGGTGCCAAATCCTTACTTCCGGTTTTGATATGGACATTAAAATACGCAACTGTGCATGGGCAACTAAATGGTCTGAATGGAGAACACTTTAATTTGTATTTTTTGTTTATTTTTTAAACCAAGAACACCATTTATTTGTTTCAGTTTTGGTTCTTACATATATACTATTTTTGCTATCGATCACACTTATAACGATTTGAACGCTATATATAGAATTAGTACCAAATGCAATGAGAATTGACCAACTTACATCTGGCGAATTTTCTAATTTATTAGTGTCCCCAATCATATATACTCCAGATGTGTAATAATTTAAATTGCTACCATCTGGGATAAAATCGAAAGTTCCTAATCTGCCGTTTAAATCACTTAACTGTTTCGCAAGCGTACCATCCAGATTCGGATTTGCCTGCCGTGCATCAAGTGCGAAGCCTTCCACTGTGGTGATCTGGTTGTTTACGATACTTTCCGGTTGCAGTGCGCTTCCGATTTTATCCTTTAATGTATCCGCCAACTTTATGACGTTTTTCGCTTCATCTAATGTAATTGTGGTTCCATCCAAGTTAATACTAAGCGTTCCACTCTCATCTACGCTCATGCTTTTTCCGTCCGGCTTTACAACTCCGGCATCCTCTGTTGTTGCAATCGCACTAGCACCGCCCACGATAGACTTAGACCAGTATTCCGTATTGCTCGTTGCCGTTCCTGCCGGAACTTCCTTTTTTGCAAAATAAAGCGTATTGTTATAAGTCACTGCATCCAATCTCTTATATGTAGCATCTGCACTCCAATCGCCTTTTGGCACAATTGCTACTCTTCCTGCTATAGCCATTTAAGCCACCTCCCAATTCAAATTTCCGTCATTGTCAACGAAAAAGTTATATGCCGCATTGTCCGTGTAAATCAACTCTCCATCCTCATTCACATCAAATTCTGTCATTGTGAGTTTCTTGTTAATATCGTTTTCGATTCCCTGTGCCCTGTCTGCGCTGCCCTTGGCATCTGCAGCGGATTTTGCCGCATTGGTTTCGGATGCTTTTGCATTAGTTGCAGAATTTACAGCCTTGGCAGATTCAACCTTAATGTCTGCAAGGTAATCCGGGCGCAAGTGTTTTTCTTGGATACTTCCCTCTTTCACGATTGCGGACACCTTACCGTCACTTCCGATTGCAAATGCGATTGTATCAGAATCCAAGAACTCATACTGCGTGATCAGCGCGGATAAGTCCACGTTCTGCGCCGTGCCATCGTCAAGCGTGATTACTAATTGTTGTGTCTGCGGATTGTATGTGAAGTTGACCGCCAACTTTTCCAACTTGGTATCAATCACGGCTCGTGAACCATTCATCTTAACGACCGTCAGCGTTCCGTTGGATTCATCCCAAAGGATTTCCTTTACAAGTTCGTTAGCTTTGGTCAAGTCAACTTTTGTGGTGTCGAGTGCGCACACACGATCGTCGATTGCATCAATGCCGCCCTCTATGTTGTTCAGCCTATACTGATTAATTGCGGTCTTTTCACTTGGAAAATTCTCCCAATATTCGCGGCTATATATTTTCTGATATGCCATCTAATCACTTCCTTTCTAACGCGGATAATCGTTGCTCAAAGTCTTTCATCTGTTCACTCAAATTTTTGTTTTCTTGCTTTAACTTTTCGATTTCCTTTTGTTGTTTTTGAATCATCTGAACATGCATAGCATGAAGCTCGCGATAATTAACGTGATGCAACTTATCATCGACATATAAATCAACGTGTTCATCCGTATCAACCGGAAGATATTCATATAATGACGTATCGTGTTCCCTAATTCCAACATCTAACAAGGCTTTTTCTAATTCCTGTGAGATAAAGCCGTAATGGTATTGCCTGCTATCAGAGGATTTAAGCCCAGGCTTATATCTAAATTTAACAGGATGTAGGTTTAGATAAGCGGCTTCTAATTCTTCCGGCAAATCAGTTATGTGGTCCTTGATTCTTCTATCAGACCCGGTGTCAATCGTATATACTTCGCCATGAATTTGATATGTTCCGTTGTCTCCACCAACCACATTTAAAAATCGAATTGCCTTTTTGATTGTTCCGCTAGTTGTTCCTGTTGGATAAGCCGTTATATTTTTTACCGGAATATTGGGAATAGATTGGTCAACATAACTTTCTGTCGCCAAGTTTTCTCCATTTGCGTCAGTAACAGATGACAAGTCCAACATAACATTCTGCAATAGCGCATTATTTCTTCCGTCATGCCCTAATATCTCTACCCCATATGCATCGCCACTGTCAAAAAGCAGAGAGTCTATTATATGTACTCGTCCAAGAGCATCCAGCTCGAAATTGTTACACTCTACAATCAATCTGTTTCCTCGTAGCACAATTTGGTCAGCACTGGCATTAATCATCGAAATAACTTGGTCATTCTCGTCCCTACCAAGCTTCAACGATAACGATGCGTCTAAATCGCCCTCCGCCTTTTGTGCACGATTGACTTCTGCAGTAATTGAGTCTGCGGTCTGCTCAAACTTGGTATTTGTCTTGTCCTCTAAATCCTCATACGTGGATTGAAGATGGTCTGCGTTCCTCTCTAGCTTTCCGGTACGTCTTTCCACGCTTTCAATCGTGTCTCTGATAGAATTAACCTTTGCAGAGTGCGTCTGCGTACCCTGTGCAGAGATTGAATCTCTCTTGCTCTGCACTCCTGTTAGGGTGCGTTGCAATAGATACGTTTCAACAATCTCTCTTGTGGTATTGAACCGGATGGGTTCGCCAAGTGTCAGACATGGATTCCCGACACAAGTGCAACTTTTAATCGGTGTGTATACTGCCTGTTTCATAATCGGCAATAGGTTATTTGCAATCTGTTCCAGCTCCGCTCCGGTCTTGTCTGATACAAGAAAGTTTCCTGTAATCGAATAGTTGTTTCCGGCAGTTCCAACAATAGCACCGGCATTATCTTCACTTGTCTTGATTTCAAGCTGTGTAATTACCTGTGACTGGAAATCCTCATAATCAAACGTGATATAATGCCCGGTCATGGATTCTGTATTTGCATCAGACGGAAACAAATTGTCAGACGGAAACAAATCTTCTGCCGGATAAAGTGCACTTGTGATTGCTTTCAGAAAGACATACTCAAACTTGCCCTCTCGGTTGATATTACCAAAGCATCCGTTAATCTCACAGATTGCCGTTACAACCGTTTTTCCACTGATAGAGGATTCTTCTGTGACCGCACTTGAATCGTCCGTCTGTGTGGCTACAATCGTCTTATTGACCGTCATTGAATCATTGACAAGGCTTGTTTCAACTTGCGCAATTCCAAGGTGCGCAAAAAAGCTATTACGGAACTGCTTAAGCGTCATTGGAAAGCTAAGTCCTGCATACCAAGATTTTACATCCGTATTGATAATGTCGTACATCGCGTCATATGCCGTAATCTGCCGTTTTGTACGGTCAGCCGTAGGAACATCGGATGCCACCTTAAAAACTCCGTATGGCATCGGATTTTCGCTATCTCCGTCAATTGTTTCTTCAATAGAGATTGTCTTTCCAATAATGTTTCCTGCGGTGTTTCGTGCCGTGAATTTTACGCAATTCGCTTCGCACGCTCCAAACTTTAATTCAGACTCCGAACAAAGGCTTTCTTCGAGAGCGAACGTACCGATTTCAAGCATCGAATTGTCTATCTTCTGGTTCGTTCCAACAACAGATATAACCATCTGTTTATCTGTCGAGGAATCCCAATACTTTTCTTTCAAACTACTATTTATCATACACACCGCCTATAAATGAAAACTTGATTGCGTCATACTTAATCTTCCCATTTGCCACAGAATAGAACGTAGGCTGAATATCAGCGATATATCCGTACTGCGTCACATATCCGCGTTTTTCCGGCACGTATGCCGTGATATAGCCACCGCGCTCCTTTGCCTTGGTATAGTTCTTCTCAATATTCTTCCAAAAATCATCAAACTGCTTTTCGGTCAGCATGGCTTTGGTTTCAAACTCAACCTTTAAGGCTTTCAGTTCCACGGCATCACGATGCTCATATCCGTTTTCATCCGTCCAAGGGTCTTTGTCCTGCATATTTACATAGGAACTAAACGTGTCCTGCTTTATTAAATTGTTCGGTATGGTATAATTCCCAAACTTTACTAAATATCCGCCATATCCCATCGTTTACCTCCTAAAAATGGGTATAAAAATAGCACCTACCGTTTGGTAGATGCTATCCATTTGATTAAATTTTAAGCTACTACTGATTCCCATTCAGATTTCAGCTTTTCTACATCGTTTTCAAAAAGTTTGCAAGCGATTTCGTACAACTGCGGAATCATTCCCATTTCCCTGTCGATATAATCCATCTTGTTTCTTACTTTCGGTTTGAGCGCGCACCCTTCCATCCTTGATTTAAGGTTGCAGTGATATTTCCTTTCAAATTCTCCATAAAGCAACGAATAGCGTTCTTGATACTTTCCATCGGCGCCGAAACGGACAATCTGAGTTATCCGCTGTCTCTTGGTTGCCAAGTCAATATCATCAATGAGTCCGATAATAACATCTTCCTTATGGATGATTTCTTTCTGCTGCCTTTTAATGGTTTCGTTCTGCTCTCTAACAGTTTTTAATGTCTGTGAAAATATCAGCTTAGTGTTTTCATCTGCATATGGTAGGTAAGTGGAAATAAATAATTCATCATTATTGACATACCCACCTGTTTTACGTATTGTAGGGAGTACCTCGGATGTTACCCAACGTTTGAACTTATGAAGTTTTTCTTTTCTTTCGTTTATAAGGGAGTCGTTTTGTGACACACCCTTTGCTTTCTGTGGTTGCATCTGAAAGAGCAAGGAATACAAACCGCTTTCATTAACAACCGTCATTCTTTGTTTTCCACCGGGAGTATCAATTTGTGACACACCCTTATCAGAATCATCAATATTTGAAAGGCTTCTTCTGTAATTCGTATCTCCAAATACTTCGCATATATCCTTTCCAACAAACCATGGTTCATCATCGACCATGACCATTCTAATCTGTCCGAATATTGGATTCTCAAATACCTCAATGCTGTTTTGAATCTTAAGCATAAGTTGTGATTTTTTCATTCGTGTCTACCTCCATACATTTTTATCTGAATAAAAAAGAGGAAGCCACTTGTGAAATCACATTGGTTTCCTCTTTCGTACAGTATGGCGTTCAAGTAAGTAATCCGCATCTTCACGGATAAGGTTGTTTCCTTAGTAATAAGGATAGACTATTTTTGATTTTGTGTCAATCCGATTTTGGAATTAAAATAAGCCGTGTTTCCACGGCTTATACTTTTATTCTTCTGCCACTATTGAAAATTTTACTTTTGAATTTCCATAATAGCTTGTACTGTATTCTGTGTCAAAAACATTCGTGTCCATAGGCACTTCGAAATATATTGAACCTTTAGTTTTTTTACCCGGACTAAGCGTTGTGTCAAATGTGCTGTCTATGTAATCAACAGCATAATCGTCTGCGTATGCCGAAAAATCGTATCCAGAAATGTCTTGATCTTCATCTGATATATTTTCAAACTCGAAATCTAGTTTCATAAACGCATTTCCATCATCAGGACTTTGATACGCAACATCGTCCAATGTTAATTTCGCAGATGAAAATGTTATTATCAAGTCATTAGTCTCAACCGAATCGCCTAATGTGAAGTAGTCATCGTATGAATCGGTCGATTCTTCCGTTTCATCGTCCAATACTTCCGCATCTCGACTGTTTTCAACTTTTTTAGGTTGGTCTGAATCACTTTCGTCAAATACAAGTGCCGCAAAAATAAAAATAATTATCGCAACTATTGAACAAGCCAGACCTGCAATTGCAGTTCCATGCCCTTTCCCTTTTTGCGTAAGTGCAATTATTGCGCATACAAGACCAATTATTGCCGGAACTGCGCCTATCGCAACACACGCTAACAAAATGCCTGCTATTCCGCACACTAAAGATGCAATTCCCCATCCACTTTGTTTCATGATCAAATTCCTCCCAAAAATCCTTTAACTCATTTCAGTAATCCAAAAGAATCTGTCACGTAGTAGTCGGAATCTTCCGAGTCCTCATTCCAGACAACTAGGGATAGTTGTATGTTGTCAATATTCTTTATTGGCAAGCTCACAATGTTATCATCCATTGTCCACCACGTTACATAGGCTTTTTTATGTGGAGATAGATCTTGATATAACGCTCCTTCTGCCATAACATCATTTACTGATGATGTGTCGGAATTGACCGTAATATTATTGTCTGTAATATTTTCGATTGTCAAGCAAGCGATAAGTTCGTCTGTGTATGTCCCCTTCTTTAGTCCTGTAAAGTAAACTTTAATGCTCGAATCCTCGTATGCGAGTCTGTTGATTTTCTCTTTCACGGTTACTTTGCAAGAAATCACTTTCTTTCCGACTTTAGCTTTGATCGTTGCCGTTCCGGATGATACTGCAGTAACAATTCCGCTTTTACCTACCTTTGCAATGCTTGGTTCGGTTGAACTCCATTTAACTCTTGCTTTTGTTCCGGTAACTTTCAATTTCTGTGTTTTCCCAACATCAAGCGAAATGGCTTTCTTGTTTAATTTGATAGTTGCCGCCTGCACAGTTTCCTGTACCCCAACAATGTTCTGCGTTGCTACGCTTGTTGTCAGCATTGAAAGCGATAATGCTGCTACTGTAAAAAATTTTTTAAACCTTTTCATATGTAACCCCTTTCCGGTGAACAATGCACCCTTGTCTATGATTTTTATGTATTGTACCACAGACAAGAGCAAAAGTCACTAGATTACACCGGGAATGGTGACATTCCGGTACGATTAAAATACTCTTGTGCACTTTGTCGTGTGCTGTCAAAGATAACTTTTCCGTCAAGTGAAATCTGAATCGGTCGATTATTTCCTCCACCCATTTTCACAAGTGGCTGAATAACTTCCTTTACAGCCTGTGCAACTCCGTAAGAAACAGACGATACAATCTGGTCGTTATTCATTACTGCCGTATGACCGCCAAGCGTACCGACAAGTTCCGGTCCCGCTTCTCTCGCAACGAACATCTGCCCCATGTTTGGCAATCCACCGACTGCGTATTTCTTAATCGGTTTCCAACTTCCACCGGAAAATACACCGCCATCTGCTTTCTTTGTACTCTTTCCTGTAAGTCTAGCCGTGAAGTCTAATACTGCATTTTTAATTCTATTCACAAAAGAGGTTATGAGCGCAGTGAATCCACCAAGTCTTTTGTTTGCAGGCTTTATATTATCAGTTACCCTCGTCAGAGTGCCTGTAAAGTGATTTAATGTCTTATCACTTCTTTTAATCTTGTCCTTATTCGCAATAAGTTCCGCAGTGTAATTGCTTATCCTTTTGTATTTATCTGGTATTTTATCTTTGTTTCCTGTTAAACTAGCCGTGTAATTTGCCAGTGTTTTATCACTTGACTTTATCTTGTCCTTATTTTTGGATATATTTGCAAGATAATTGTTTAAAGATTTATTCTTGGTTGGAATAACATCTTTGTTTTTCGATAAATTTGCTGTAAAATTCTTTAACGATTTATCGCTTAGTTTTATTCCGTCCTTTCCCTTTTCTAATCCTGCCGTAAATCCTTTTAGTTTTTTGTTTTTAATTTTGTCATCAGCAGATATTATTTCTGCTTTTAGCTTTATTTTCTGTGGCTTTGATTTTGCATAATCGCTTACCACAGAAGAAATTCCGGAAATTGGGCGGTTGGATACAACTTTTTTCTTATTTTCCGCTCTTGCCCTTGCATTTCTTTTTTGCGTATTCGCAAACCTGCGCGCTTCATCCGGCATCCCTGCTGTTGATTTCTTTTCTGCCTCTTTTTTTTCTTTTTGTTTTCTATACCAATCCGTATTCTCAGCCAATCTTTTTTTGGACTCGTCATCTGAAGGATAAGCATTTTTTTTGACCTTGTTTTTTTCTTGGCTTTTTGGGACTTTAAGCGTTTTCTTTTTTCCATCCCATCCGGTTACTGTAACCTTTTTCCCAAGCATCAAGTCAACTTTTTTCTTAAAGTCCTTGATTGCTTTTTTCATTTTATTGCTATTTTCAACAAAAAACTTTCCAAGCGAAATTCCAACCGAAACCGTTACTCCGGCAAGCGCAAAATACGGATTTCCGCCTGACATATAAAATGCCGCTCCACCAGCCGCCAATGCTTCTACAACAGAGGATGTAAAATCTGTCTTTTTTTCAGACAATTGAAAACCTATAGTTGCAATAAACGCCGCCAATCCAAGACCGTTGAGTTTGAAAGTCTTTCCACCTTTTCCGCCTTTTCCTCCGCTCGTAAACCCAAGTATGGAACAAAGCGCAGATGAAACTATAGGCGCAAGTTTTCCACCAGAAAACATGAGAATTGTAGCCAAACTCTTTGGTGTTAAATTTGTTAGGAATGTTTTTAATCCATTAAAAATATCTTTCCAACTCAAATCATCAAAGAAGCCGTGAACAAACTTCCAGAATCCATCAACCCATCCATTGATAGCTTCTGCGCACTTTTTCCATTTAAACTTTTTAAAGAAACGATTAAATCCATGTGCTATGTTATTGCCAAAAGTTTCAAACTTAAATTTATCCGTAAATCCCTTTGATGCAAATATTGCAGTATTCAACGCTCCTGCAATCACATCTGCGGTTGCGGTAAATACGCTATTCCCATTTTTATCTTCTGAAAACAAACCATTAAGAAACTCTGCGAGTCCTGTTCCAAAGCCGGAAGCTTTAGCGTATATTTTATCCCATTCAATGCCACCAACGGCTTTTACAAGGGCTTTTCTTATTTCAATTCCAAGTCCTTCAAGGTCTTTGATGTTGCTTACGAAATCCTTGTAAATCGTGTCTGTCTTAACCAGTTTTCCGATATCTCCGCCACCGGAACCGCCAGAGCCAGAACCGCCACCGCTTCCACCGCTTCCAGAACCGGAAGTGTTATCTTTACTCTGTTTTGAAATAACCTTTAATTCATCAAATGCACGAGTTGCCTGTTGGATTTCCTTTTTTGCTTTCTTGGCATTTTTTGCGATACCGCCTGTGTTTTTCCCTGCGCTTCCTGCGGCATTACTTAAATCGTCCATGCCGTCAGATGCGCTTCCAATATCATCAGCAAGACCGCTGATTCCTGCCCCTTTGCTTGCTTCATACTTCCATCCGAAGATAGAACCTAAAGCGTTTGTGACCATTTCGGCAAAAGCAATCACCTTTTGCAAAACTGAATTAAGTACCTTGATAAATGGCTTAAATGCATTGATTAAACCACCACCAACGACCGCTCCAAGTGCTTTGAAGTTCTCTCTAAGCATGGTTATCTGGTTATGCCATGTCAATATGTTATCGTAAAGGCTTTTTATCCTCTACTTCTTATGGTTTCCCATAAGTTCGGCGTACATTTTCAACCACAGCATTGTGGCTGTCGGATACTCTTGGGGATATTATATTCTACACTCTTTCCATAAGAAAAGAGCATAGGTTCAATCCCTACGCTCTACAATGTGCTATAACTTTTATTTTATAGCCTTATCTCGGTATTAGCTTATTGACTTATCCACTTATAACCATAAGCAGTTCGCCCCTCTTGGTCAATTACATTATGTATTGCTTTGTAATTAACTCCAAGAGATTCCCCTGCTTCGGATATTCTATCGAACACTCTTATAATCTCTCTGGTTTTCGCATCCACTTGCGCAATTTTTCTTCCTTTTTTGCGCTTTTTATAGATGCTCAAATCTTTTATTGGAAAATCTTCTTCGTATACAAAAATATATCCATTTGCCGACTTATAGGTATTTGAAAGCACACCGGAAATAGTTGTTCTATTTGCTCCGGTAATCCTAGCCGCCTCCTGCAAACTTTTAAATTTCTGTATAAAATTTCCTTCCATATCACATTGAATAATGCTTCTCATTCCGTTAGGTTCCGGCTTTCTATAGGTTTTCGCTCCGTTTGATTCATACTCATCCTCAAACATGAACATATAGCCCTTTGTCTGCCGCCTTTTTCCTTTACAATTAAGCAGAACATCCGTATTATTAAATCCGTCAATTTCTGCATCCATTGCACTATCATAACGCTTAATGTACCGTCCGTCAAGCGTCAGCAAAACAACTGCCCTGGCGTTATGATACGGCGCGCCTTTCCCACCTTTGGTCATATTATAGCCATCTCGATAGGTGTTAAATTTTTCAATGTAATACTTTTCCAACTCACAGGCTCCATCTTCGCTTTCACACGTTTCGATGATTTCCCATGAGAAGTTGTCAAACCCGAATTCTTTAATTGCTCTATGAAAGTCGCAATCTTCTTTTTCGTAGCACCTTTGATGTTGCCACACTCTGCTATGAAAATCACAAGTTTGACCGACATAAGATTTTCCGTTTATTTTATTTGTTGCTTTGTAGATATAATATGTTCGCATTAAATCACCTCAAACATATTATACAAAAATGTTCGTGCTAAGTCAACTTAGCCTTCACCGATTTTACCCGATTTTTCATCGACATATTGCTATGCCGCGCGACACATGAAACAAAAGTTTCGTTTATCGGCTGTTCTGGCAAAGTCTCCGGTAATATTGGTTGTATGCGCAAGCACATACTGATAACGCAACATGGCTTTTTGAGCCTGCGTCATTGATGAAATGTTCGCATCAAGCCCTTGCTTTAACGCCCATTCCTTTAATGTTGCCTGCGTCAAGTCGATACCATAACGCCGCATAGGTGCCGTAGTACCAGAAAATACAGATTGCAAACTATTGGCAATATCTTCTTGGCTTACATCGTAGAATGAAGCCATATCTCCGGCTAATTCTGTCAACCGGATGGACATTTTTGCCATTTTCCCCTGTGGAATATCAAGGGCAGTTCCCATGGCTTGGAAACGGCTTGCAAACTGTTTCGCGGACAATTCAGACATGCCAAATTTTTCAATGGATGTTTTTGCGAAATTGTTAATTAGGCTTTCATACTGCCCGAATGTCTGCCTTACAACGTTCTCAACCTCTGTCAGTGAGGATGATATGTCAATAGCATCTCCAAGTAGCCTAAATCCTCGGAATAAAGCCCAATACGTTGCATACACTTTTCCGATTGCAGACGCAAGGGAAAACGACTTCTTTGCTACAACGGATGCACTTGAACTAAATCCGCTAAATGAGCTTGTGATGCTTTTTGCCGCTGTTCCTGCCGCTCCACCGGTACGTGATAATTTTGCCAATGCATTTGTCATGTCAATAATATTCCGGCTTACGCTAGGGGCTTTCGACAATTCGGACATAAGCTGTCGCATTGCAACCGCAAGTTTTGGTATATTCTCGATAGCCTTTGTTGAGCTTGTATAACCAAGTTGTTTGATTCCTCCGGCTAATTCCGATAACCCTTGCACCGATTTTGACATACCGGAAAACGAGCTTACCGACTTTGAAATCTGTCGCATTGCTCCGGCTGCTGCATTTATCTTTCCTGTGTCAATGTTGCTAAGCGTTTTGATGTTTCTTGCAAGAGTCGAGAATGACCTTGAATCAACACTGCGCATGGCACTCATTGAGTTTGACAATCGGTTTACTCCGGTTGATAACCGGTTAATTCCGCTAGAATCTATGCTTTGCAAGGATGAAGATAGTTTTCCTAACCTTGTTATCAGTGCGTCGATCTGACCATTAGCCTGTCTTGCCTGCGCTTGAATCTTGACCTCTAAGGTTTCTAATTCCAACAGTTACACCTCCTTTATTTAGTTTTAGAAAAAGGCGGTAGGATTTGACCCCTACCGCCCTTGAATTACTTTTTCAGTTTTCCCTTTTTCAGAAGATAAATCATCTTTGAATTTTCCTCTGATGTAAACTTAAAATTGGAAAATCCGTTCTTTTTTGCGATTTCCGCACGATGTTCTTTCGACACATCATCTTCCCCAACCGCTTTTAATGCTTCGACTATTGAACCGGAATTTCCGGTATACTTCGGATAATACTTTCCTTTGCTTTTCTTCGCACCTCCTACAACAATCACTGTATGTCCTTTTGTGCGTGTCACAAGAATATCTCCGTTGCGAAGAATAAAACCGGCATGATAAGAACCCATATCATTAAACAAACCGGATTTCAGAATTACCGACCGTTCATTGGATGTATTGAAATCTCCAACATCCTTGCCGGATGCATAGATAATACAGGCACGCACAAGAGAAGAACAATCGCATTCCGTCTTGACCTTTGTGTTAATGCCATGCTTAATGACTCCGTAGCGTTCCGATTGGTCATAGCCGATATTGTTATTGTCACACGCAATCTTCATAGCTTCAGCTAACTTCTCCGCAACCTTATTATCCTTTGCTCTTAACACATTCCATCCCTTAGAATGGTTATAAAACTTCTGCGTAGACACTTCCTGTCCGGTCTGATCTCCTGCTTTCCCACCAGAATAGCAGTTCCCGTGTTCATCGTGCCGCGCACTTCCGATAATTACTGCCATAGCAATACCTCTTTTCTTAAACTATCTTTGGCTTTGGTAAATGTGATTCTCTTGATTTAGCCGCCCATGCTTCTTCTGCCTTAAGCATTTCTCGTATCTCTGCATCGGGATCGTCCGTATTATGCTTTTCGATGGAATCATAGCAAGTTTCTTTCACGTACTTACTATTACCCTTGCCGAATGTAGCATCTATTGCGGTCACAAGTGCTGACGTTGCATATCTGCCAAACCACATATACATTTCCACATCGCGTTGCTTCCATTCTGCCTTGTATGCATCCACATAAGGCTTAAGCAACTCTGGATTCATCATATCTATATCATCAACGGAAAATCCGTAGCCTTTCGTTACCACAAGGTAAAACGGACGGATTTCCGCAACGTAATATTCCCATGTTAATTCTTGGCTTTCGCTTTGGATGGGGTCTTTTTCTTCTCCTGCTCCTGTGCCTGTGCTCTCTCCAACGACTCCATCATCTGTGCTAAAAAACCGTTTGTCATCATTTCCTCCTGCATATCAGCGAATAAATCCATGCAGTTAATCTCGTTTGTGTCAATCGCATCATAGAGAATGTCGGACACCTTCTCAAGCTGCTCATCGTAGCCTTCGTTTGTTTTGTAATCATATCCAAATTCTTCATTGTGATGCATCTGCAATCCCACAAGAAGCGTCTTAGGAAGTGTTTCAAGAAGAATATCTTCCATAGAAGAAATATCTTCCATGTCCTGCGTCTTCATAATATCCTGTAAGATATGTGATTTTAACGATGGTCTTGTTGCAAACTGAATTGTATATTCTTTTCCGCCTAATTTAACTTTCATGTTTTACCTTGCCTTTCTGCCTTATATTGGCAAGGGGCAGTGTTTCCACCGCCCCATTGTTGCTTAATTCATTGTTTCAAGTTCTGCTATCGACCGTTCGTCCTCGCCTATCGGTGCGGTCGATTGCTCATCCGATAGGCTTTTTACCCCACTACCGTCACGGTAAATGTTCCATCGTTGTTATCAACAACTTTCAGCTTGTCGGTAACGAGTTCCGATGCCGTGCTTGGAATAACAGTTGCGGTCATTTCAAGGATTTCATCTACACCGCCTACATCATTCGGTGTCGCGGTAACGGTTCCGGTGTATGCGTATTTTGCCACGCCACCGATTCCATCTGTACCGTACAGGTGGATAATGTCAACCTTTTTATCTCCCAGCTTTTCGATGTTTTCCAGATATTCTTTTGCAAGGTTTCCGGTGATTTCCCTGGAATCCGCTGTCTTAATACCTTTCTCAAATGTCTGCTGTGGGTCTTCCATCGTGGTTGACTCAACCGTGTTTGGTGGAGATGCCGGAGATGGAATAGACTTTGCAGCAAGTAAAAGGTTGTAAGTCCCTGCAAAGTCGGCTTGTTCCGCTGTGTGCTCTTTAATAATCACACGCGACTTATAACTTGTTGATGCCATGATTTTCTGCTTCCTTTCTGCCTTGCGGCTATGCTAAATTTTCATACGCTCCAATAATTCTCGATACGCGAAAAGTTGCCGTGCGCACTTGTTTGGAAATTGCGAACACAGCATTTGACACATCAAAATTCTTTGATTTAAAAAAGGACACTGCATACTCTGCAATGTCCTTAATCTTTTCCCTTCTTCCTTTATTTGTTATTGTAATTTGAAATGTTGGGCGAATTGCGTTAATAAAATAAGACTCTGTATCTCTCCCGGCTTCTGTAAATCCAATCTGTTGTATAAGAAGTGTTGGAAAAACAGGTGTTCCGTTCGATTCCTCGTCCTGCGTTACCTTGATTCCGCTTTCTTTGCTTTCCATGTAAACTTTCAACAATCGGTAAACGGTATCTTCAAAATCAAGCGCCCAACCATTTAACTCATTTTCCACCGAATACCTCCCTCGCAATCTTTACATACTGTTGAATAATCTGTTGTTCCGCATTATACATTGGCATTGTGGCTTTGATACCGTGGGTATAACGCCATGTTTCGGTCTTATCGTCCCAATAGTACCAACCATCTTCAAAAGCGTGTATTTGTCCCGGATATGTGCCGACACCGAATCCAAGTTCGGGTGCTTTTGGGTTCTCTTTGGAGTTATAAAAAATACCGGCTCCAAACTCTACCGCCAACAAAGTATAGAACGGTTCTCTATCTTCTGACGTTACCGTTTTTCCGGTTGCAATCAGAATCGCGTTCGAGGTCATTAACTGCGGTGCTTTATCTACTCTTACCGTTATCGTGTTTCCTAATGGCGATTCCGATATGTGTTGTATTGCCACTGTCTGACCTTCCTGTGCAAGCCTAGAAACAAGTAAATCGCATTTAGCCTGTAAACTATCGCGGTACTGTTCTAATTTCTTTATAGCGTCTTGTATGGACTTAGTGGATAGTGTCATTGAAATAGGTTTTGCCATATCTTGATACCTTTATAGCATTTTCTACTGCTTCTCTTACTCCTTCTGAAACTGATTTTACAATCTCTTCGTGGGTTATCGGAATGTCTTTCTTATCTCCAATTTTTCCAACAAGTTCTACCTCGTTTCCACCATAATGATGCAGTTTTCCGTCTTTTCCCATTGCAGTCATACACATTTCAATTTTCCTCCATGCGACTACCTACTTAATATTTTTCCGAAGCAAAAATAAATCTGTGGTCAGTCCTTCATCAGCAACACCTTTTACGATGTAGTCTGCGGTTTCTGAATCCACAAGTCCATCGGCAGTGCGTCTGACTTCCGAACGTTTCCACACCACATCTCCGGCTTTCAGTGGCAAATATCCTTTATCCGTGACAAGCTGACAGTATGATGTACTGTCATCAATTCCAAATTCTTTCACAAGGGCTTCCGACAGCTTATTGCTGATGTTGGCTTGGAATGCCGTAGGTTCTGAAAACCCTTCAACTTCCTCGCCTTTTGGAATCTTGTTTCCTTCGGAATCTAAATAAGGTACAAAGTTTCCATCGGAATCCTTGTACCCTTCATAGACAATACCTCCATTTTCGTCAGTTTGTGGGATAAATACCCTCTGACCGGATTGCGAATACTTCATTTCCTGCTTGTTAATGTCAAGCATTGGTGTTTTCCTCCGGGATTCCGGCAACACTTGTCAGAAGCGATAACACTCCGGCAAGGACTGATGCAGAAAGAACATATTTCCAATCCACCGCGCCCATAAATGCCGCCGTTCCAATTCCTGCAATCGCCGCCTGTGCAACAGTCTTGATTGCTCTGATTCCGGCTTTCTTAGTCCAATCCTTCCAATTCCTCATGGCTTTTATCTCCTTTCCCTATATGAATCTCTTCAATCTCATGTTTCATTTTCGTAACCATTCCGTTTCCACCTAACGCATGGTACGCATCATACATCTCGCAAAAGTTCTGATAGGCATATGACGGTATTTCTCCGATTCTGGTGTACTTTGCATGGTATTCAATAAGCTGGACGCGCAAAAGGAGCATTGTTCCTTTACTGTTCGCATCCCTGCTTTTCTTTTGTTGTTTAAGAAGCCAAACTATATATCCAAGCACTATCGGAAGTGCCACAAGATAAGTTTGAATCAAAATACTTTTCATTTGAATCTCCTTTTGACGCACTGCCCACCACCGCTTAATGTGCGCCGCCTGCAACCATTTTACCGGCATCGGCAATATGGTCACGCTCAATCTTCTTTAATTACATTGCTTTTACAAACGGAAACACTCCAATAAAAAGGCTTTCACGGTCTTTCCATGTCCGGCTCACACCGTTTTCGGAGAAACTTGCCATGTATGATTCTCCTGCCTGCGACCGGTCGTACACTGCCAAATTGACCATAATGTTTTCATAGTTCTTAACATCACTGTCAATCTGGTCTTGCGTGTATGTGTCCGGATAGTTCCGTCTGCTGATAATCTCTTTTCTTGCCTGCTCTAAAAGCTGTTCAATCAAAGGGTTACATTCTTTTTCATCAAACACAACTTTATCGGACTTTTCCCCGGTCGCTTCATCCTCTACCTCTTCTATATGAAATTGTTTTAAACGAATCTTTACCTGTTCGACAAGTGTGTATGACATAAGCGATCTCCTACAATTTAAACTTTGCAATCAGAATTTCTTTCAGTTCCGCACCGCTTGTCGCTTGTGCGTTTTCAATCCCCTGCTCCGTGGCAAGTTTTTGCAAGTCTGCGGTACTCATTCTGTTGATTTCGGTCTTTGTATATCCAACGGAAGATACCGGAGAATTACTCTCCGGCACCTCTTCTCCTGCGTTGTACCATTTACCATTATGAATCACTATATATGGATATTTCATAGTTGCACCCCCTACTCTTCGCTATGAACCTCATATACGAATGTGCTATCCATATTCTCGTATGATGGAAGTACAACCTCAGATGCAAATGTTGACATCTTCATAGGTGGTCCATACTCTGTCTTTGTAGCGACTGTAATACCTACGCCATATGTTGTTACATCAACATCAGCTACTTGTCTTGCAGTTCTTTCTTCCGGTGTAGTGCCAAACCAAGTGCTTCCAAGGCTGCCTTCTGGAAGAAGTGTAACCTTGTTATCCGGGTAGAAGTACTGCTCTTTGCCATCATCATCAATGTACATCTTATCGTAAAGTACGATAGTGAGCTTCGCCCTCTTCTGTACCACCGAAATAACAGTATCATCGTCAACCTCAATAGTTGCTGTAAGGTTCTGTGCAAGAATTGAGTTTCTTATTTGTACATTGTCAAGCAGATATTGGAATGTATTGCTGTTCATAAGTGCGTATCTAGCAATCTTACCCTGCTTCTGTAACTTCTTTCTTGCATTGTTAAGGTCTGTAAGTGGCTTTGAATTAGCTGTATCGCTCCACATGCTTGTGCCGGATAACTTTGCGTAATGGTCTTTTGCGTATGAGCCATCCTTATCGTAATCATAAGCGTACTGAACGCCATCACTTACAATAGCAATTACCGGATGACCTGCATTTGTAGAAAGAAGTGACATTCTCATGCGCTCCGGTACAACTTCTGCGCCGCTTACGAGGTTGTTAGTGTCGTCATATACACTTGATAAAGCACTTGCAAGGTAAGGGTCGTCTTCTGATTGAATACGCTCGATTTCAAGCATTTCCTCTTCACCAACTGTCATTCCCTCGCGGAAAAATGCCATCTGTGTTTTTTCCTTACTTAATCCGCCTCTAGCTCTAAGAGTTGGGATTGTGTCAAAATTAGATGGCGCAAGTGAAACCGGCAAACCCTTGTGTGTCTTAATCCAACTTAAATCAAGTCCCTGCTTCTTTCTTTCTGGAAACCACTGTAAACCAAGATAAGGTATCTGATTACTAGCGTTTTCTGTTGCCGATAATGCGATAGACTTACTGTCTAATACTTCATTAATTAACATCTATTTACCTCCTGTTATTATTCAAATACAATCATTGGAAGAGCTGTCTTAACTTCTGCGTCATATGTAACGCCGGAATGTGCTTCTGCTACTTTCGTGTTAAGATATGCTTTCTTAAGCAGTACTCCCTGTGGTCTGTCCTCTGTTACATCAAACCTTAAAATGCCCACTACTGTAGCTGTATTGTCAGCCTTGCCGTTTGCTCCGATTGGAGTACCTGCTTTGACAATCTTCTTGCCCTGTGCGTTTTTAGTTGTCACGCCATCAAAATCAAGTGTTAATGGGATTGCTTCATTAGGCTCTCTCTTTAAAATCTGAACATCTCCTGCGTATAAAGTCTTTTCATACTGCATATTCATTTCCTTTGCCATTTCTTACCTCCTGTTATTGCTGAATGTAATGTGATAAAACGTCATTGTTCTTAGGTGCGTTAGATATAAGGCTTTCTGCTATCTTTTCAGCATTTGTCTTATTATCTGTACCGGCTTTATCGCCGCCAGCCGTGCCACCTCCCGGATTCGTACTGCCTTTTGCAATCTCCTGTTCCTTGGCTTGCGCTGCCGCGGTCTCTTTTTCAGAGATAATCTTTCCAAGAACGTCATAATCAAAGCTGCCATCGTCTTTTACAATCTGCGCTGCCTGTTCTGCAGTAACATTAAATTTAGATGCGGCATTGGCTCTCTGCGTGGCTATTGCCTGCGCTTTTTCGAGTTCCGCGATTCTCGCATTGGCTTTTTCGAGGTTCTTATTTGCCTGCTCGACTTCCGTGAGCTTTCCCTGTTCGATATCATCGAGTTGCTTCTGCAACTCTTCAGCTTTGTCAGCCTTTGTCTTGTACTCGTCAACCCTTGCTTTGGCTTTCTGTACGGAACTTCCGTAATCTGCCATGATCTTGTCCGCGTTTTCCTCGCTTAATCCCATAGCAATCAGATCTTCTCTCTTCATTCATTACCTCCGATATGTCATACGAATTTTTATACGGTGCAACGACACCGAACGACATTGTTGATTTTTACGCTCACAACTTTGCGAATTTTTATAAAATAAAAACAGCCGCCGATTACTCGGTGACTGTTTTATCTTTGTTTGTCTGGCTCTGTGCGCCATCTGTATTCATTTTATTTATCAATTCTTGTGCTTTCTGTTCCTGCGCTTCTACATCATCAATGGTTTTCCACAGATTATCCAAGTATGGCTTTGACAACAGGAATGTCTTTTCCGCATCTCCCCAAAGTCCAACAGACTTAATTGCCACAAGCGGATGAATACCGGCTTGTAAAAGTTGATATAGGGTCTGTGACTTGGTATACATATTATCTTGCGGGCTATGGTTAATCTGAACATCAAAGTCGCGCAAACTCAATCCCAAATCATGATCCTGTATACGAATCACATTCAAAACAACTTTTGCGAGTCTTTTTTCAGCCGACTTTACGATTGGGTCTTTCAGTTTTGCTCTCGACTTTGAGAAGTCCCATCCGTTTCTTAGCTCAACAGCTCCCTGTGTATCTCCACCGGAATTATTGTTGTTCTTATTCGGTATAGCAAGAATGGACTGTGCATTATCCCATAAATCATCCTTTGCAACTTGGCACTCTGTCTGGTTCAGCTCTTGTGTCATAATGTCAACATCTGATTTATTCTGCTCATTGTTGGATTTTACTGTCAGCGCATGGGAAATCTTCATTTTTTCAAAGGTTTCCGGGTCAATGTCGCAATTTACAAACTTTATCCAAAACTGAACAAACTGCTCAACACCATCCATTCGGTTTGACTGCATTGTATTGATTGCATCCAATAGTCCGATCACAAGCTCAATATCAGAAATGCGCTCATGGTTGTTCGGAAACTCAACAATCGGGATTCCACCAAAACCATGCAGTTTCCAATCTCGAACCTCTCCGTTTACAATCTTGCATTCATAAGAGTCCGTGTAGCAGAGTTTATACATCTGTCCATCGGCATCCTTAAGCTCTTGGATTGCTAAAAGTGGTTCTTCTGTGGATTGGCTGTATATAACAAACGTATTCATTGGTGTTGGTGCAACAATTCTAAATGGCATATCTCCATTTTTTGTAATCTGCACCGCTTTGAATGACGTTCCGGTTGCTGATTGCCACTCTCCTGCCTTAATGTCCTTTTCCTGCTTATTAGCATCGGTCAAATAATCGTTAAATTCATCAACTGCATTGTTTATCCGGTCATCGTCTTTCCTGCTGATAAGCTGAATTGGCTCACCGTAAGTCTGACCAACTTTGAATTGAACAATCTCATAGGCATGGTTTTCAGACACCTTATTGGTTATATCCGCATTCTGTACCTTTGTTCGGTACAATACAGGCTGATCGCCCTTGTAATAGTTCCACAGATAACGAATGATCGTCTTGTTGAAATAAAATGCACCAATGCAGTTTCCGACAACGTTTACGATATTGTCTGCCGTAATCTGTTCTACGTTAGCATATGCAATTTTTCTTCCGTATCTGCCTTTTACAAGGTCATGAAAATACTGTGTATTCATATAAATAAAACTCCACTACTGCAAGCGCGTTTCGGTATTGGCTTTGTTTCAATCTTGCCTGTTGCCACGCGATAAATCACAATATGATTGCATTTTTTACATTTACACGGATGGTCTATCGTAGATCTCCCATCATAATGTCCGGCAATTCTTCCACAATCCGGACAATATATAGTTACTTTTTCCATAGAAGTCTCTTTCTTGTAAATAAAAGGCACCGCCATTTCTGACAGTGCCTTTTACGGGTTATATACTTTTGGGGGTTGTAGGAATTTGTTTTTCTACTCTTTTAGTATACCATGCAAGTTTTTGGAAATGTTGTGAAAGAGTGTGAACTATTGTGCACTTTTATGCACTCTTTCCAAGATAAATCCCGCCGAATTTCTTCTCAAACTCCCGAATAGCCTTCTTTCGGAGGTTCATGATATTTCTGTAGGAATATCCCATTTCTACAGAAATTAAATTCCAGTCCTTATTATCAACATAGTGCGCATACAGGACAATATACACATCTGTATTTTCCATACTGTCAATCTGCCCGATAATAACCCGGCGTTTATCCACGAATTCGCACACAAGTTCTTTTATCTCGTTCTGCAGGTCTGCAATTTTAGCAACAGCACTTCCCATTTTGTCCGGATCGCCGGAAGACTGCACATCAACCTCTTTGGGAGATACGGAAATGGAAGTTGCCATATTGGAAAGTTTTTGAATTTCAGACATTTTGTTTTTGATAACATGATCACATCTATTTATTTGTGAAAGATATTTGTCCGTTGTCATATCCTAATACCTCCTAAATGGGTTTACTGCCGCTTCTACCTTTGCTTGTGTTCCGCTTCGCATCTCATTCTCAAACAAAGCAACTGAATCCGGTGCATCATCATGCTTTACTTTTCCACTTCTTGTCATAGTAGTAAGTTCTTTCATAAACTTGTAATATTGGCTCTGCCTGTCCATTTTCTTGAAATCGCGGAAATAATAATCACGAATGATATTATCTCTCGCATTTTCCATTCGAGTTATTTTGTTTGAACAATTAAACTTGAACCGTGCGCTACATCTTCCGCCTTGCTTTTTCACAATGTCCATTACATCTCGACCAAAATATTCTCCGGCACTGTTGCTCTCGAATGTAACCGTCTTTACGTTGTGCTTAATAAGCATATTTGCACATTCCGGCTTGGTAAACTGTGTTCCGGAATTGTCAAACACTACATCTACGATATAAACCTCGTTGCCGTATACATAGCCAATCGGCATTGAGCAGCTATCTTCTCCCTTATCTGCGCTATCACAAGCCGCCATAATTGCATCTGGTTCTCGATCAACAGGAAGTTCCTCAAAATAATTAAGCTCATTCTCCGCAAACATTCGCCCTTTTGCTTCAAATGGTTCTTGTTGGAACTCTGCCGCCCACGTTTCTTCCGAAACAAGTTTTCTTTCCTTTTGGTAGTAGACGGTTGTGAATATCTTCCGCAATCCCTTTTTATCTTTTCGATAAATCTCCCAATTGCTTTCATCTGTGATTGGGTCAAGTGCCGGAATCGCAACTTCTTTCCACCGCCACTCCAATTCATCAGCTTTATTTTGTAAAGCCGTGATTGGGTCATACAAGCTGTATTTCGTTCCCTGTATGATAATAGGAGTTCCTTCTAATCGTCTACCAAGGACATCGTCTGTTACTTTCTCACAAAGAAACTCTAATCTATCTCTATTTCGTGCTTCCTCATGGTTTTTAACACAGTCATCAATATAGACAAGTACATTTGCTTCGGTACATCCTACGATTGCACCATCAATCGGACGGCATGTAAATGTCGGGAAGATATTTTTGCTCTTAAGGTCGATTGATAGATTTTCAGCACTTTTATAGTCCTTTTCGCCTATCTTTGTTGCTTCCGGGAAAACATTTAAGAATCGCTTATATGTTTGTTCTGTTTCAAAATCCTGTAATAAACCGCCGTAAAATCTTTTTACAAGTCCTTCTCCTTTTCCGACACCGAATATGCTTCCGTCCGGGTCGCGTCCGCCCATCATCTCCGCCAATTTCAAACCGCCTGTTGTTTTTCCGGTTCTTTTCGGTTGCGATACAGACAGAAAATCCAATTTTCCATCGTAAATCTCCTGGTATGCTCCGACTACGGGTTTTAGCACTTTTCTTCTTGGGAAATAAAATCTTTTCCACGGATCCTTTTCATCAATTTCAATGTAATAAAAAAAGCTGTCCACAAGATAGGCTGATTCATACATCAAAACATCGTAGAATTGTTGAAGCACTTTGTATGTCGCATCATGTTCCCCGGCATACACTTCCAAGTCTGCAACTCTGCCGCCTGTATATTGCTTGACATAGCTTGCTATAAGTTGTTTTGCCCTTGCGGATATTTTCAATCCATAATCAACATCATGTTCTGTCCTTAAGGCAACCGCTACGGCTTGTATGTATGCATCTATTACCTGTTCATCAACGCCTTTTCTCTGTATGTAGTTTTCATATCCATTTACTGCATTGATTAACTGCTTTGAAGCCAAATAAAAAGCACCTCCGCAAAAGCAGAAGTGCCTTGACTTCTGCCTATAACTGTTTTAGGGTAGCGACTACAATCAAAATGTAGCCGGTAATATGCGTAGTCAGTAGTAAAAGCTATTCTTAGCACACCAATATTGTACGCACCTCTTAGTGTTTTGGAAATTATTTAAAGACTATTTTCTTCGTCTGAATTGTTATTTATTTTATATCCGCAATGCTTTCTACAAAGCAGTTGTAGTAGATATATCTCTTGCCATTGAGGTCAAACTTAACATATCCACCATCGTTTGTGCTAAGGTCAATCTTTCCTTTGTATGTTGCAAGTTCTTTACCATCTGCCGTGTATACAGTAATGGTTCTTTGCATACCGCCATTTGCATCGCTTTTCATGTCTACCACAAATCTGTCCCACGATGCGCATCCGGTCATCCCTAAGCACAATGTCAATCCTAATACAATTGCTAAAATTTTCTTCTTCATAATCTCGTCTCCTAAATTCTTGCAACTACGTGTTCTTTTACAAAATCTTTTTTGCCTTCATCGTAGATAGCTGAACCATTTTTATCAGTTTTCAGTTTATCAAATTCGCAAGTAACCTTTATACCATCTTTGTTACTGCATTCTGCGTGATAATCAATAACACATACTTTCTTCTGCCATTTTCCATTGACATAAATCTTTGTGTAACCGCCTTTTCTAGTTTTGATTATGATTTTTGAACGTGTTTTCTTCATTTCCAATGCACCTTGAACCCTTTCTTTTTATACTCCTCTACGGCTTTTTTAAGGCTCATATCGTCATCATATTTTTCATTCAGCATAATCACCACATTGCCTTTTTCAATGCCGTATATGTTGCAATTTGCAAGTTTCTTAGCCGTTCCAAGGATGGCTTTTACCTGTTTACGGCTCATTTCATAGGTTTTGGTTCCCATATTAACGATCATTTCTCATAAACCTCTCAAAATCTTCCATACATTTATAACACAAGTCGTATGTGGCATTTAAAATACCATTCTTTGTAATGGAATTTCCGCACAGTATTCCTTTTTTAATTTCTGCGCCGCATCTATCGCAAGTACACCATTTTCTTTCATGCTCCATTTCTCATAAACTCCTCAAAATCTTTCCTGCACTTAGGGCATAAATCATACGTACGACCAAACGGAAATAATATGTTTGAATGAATCTCTTTGATTTCTCCCCTTACGTTGCCATCTTCAAAAATTGGACTTGAAGTAAAATAATCACCAATCGGCATAAATTCAAATTCACTTATTGGTTTTACTTTTATTTCTGCACCGCACCTGTCGCAAGTGCGCAATTCTTTTTGATGTTTCATTCTTCCACCAGCTTTCTGCCACACATCGGGCAAAATGCAATATTTACCACTCCTGCGCCGTATTCTCCGGCACTATTCGTAAAAACAAGTGCACATTTGTCTACAATTTTCCGAATTTCTATTGCGTCACCGGACGGGATTCTCCCATTTTTATCCGGAGTGAGGAAATCCCAATCCGGTATTCCAATTCCTATGTTTTTACAAAAATCACACATATTACACCTCAATCAAAGTAATTTTTTCGGAACAATACGATGCAAAATGCCGTCCGCATCGAAATATGGTTCTTCACAATGGCGCGTCCATGGTTCTGGCATTGACAATCTTATGTAATCATCTAATGACAATTTCTGCACCGCTGATCCTATAAGACCTAAACTATAATTTCCTGCATTTTCATATGGAGTTTTGCAATAAGGACACACCTTTTTATCGGTTTCGATTGGTGCGCCGCAATTCACGCAGTTTGTCATATTTCGCCCCCAGCCATAGCAAAGACACGGAATCCTCGTGAGATTCCGTGTCTTTTGTTTGATATAAATATTCCACAATGTTTTCATCATCGAATAGCGGTACAGGGAATCGAACCCTGTCAGCCAAAACCATACCAACCGCTTTCAAATCTGCAATTTCTAATCACGGAAGGGGTTTCTGTTTCCAATGATACCGCTACCATCCATAAGTCTCCCATCGACCGGAACTATTGCAGTAGCACCCGACTAAGTGGAGATAAGGAATTGATGTGGCGAGGATTTGAACCTCGCAGAAAAGATTTACTTTCTCTCATAATGTCCCTGAGAAATACTTTCTCTGTATTGCATTTTGCAATAGACATTTCATAGCGTTTACCCATTCCGCCACACATCAACGCCCTATTTCGGGCAAGCGCAGTGTGTAGGATTCGAACCTACAAGGCGAAAAACGCCCGACCGGATAGCAACCGGTTCCAATTCCATTATGGGAACACTGCAAAATTTTCTATATATCGTAAACGAACTTTCATCGTCCTATTTCCACGCTTTTTAAGTCGACAACGCTTCCATCACAAGAAAAACATCATTCATTACACCAAAACTCGTCAGCCTTGTCACATAAACAATATTTTACAACGCGTTGGGATTGCAGGAATCGAACCCGCGACAACCCGGATATAAGCCGTGTCTTCTACCACTGAATTAAATCCCAATACAATGATCGGTACGAGATTTGAACTCGTGTTACCACCGTGAAAGGGTGGTGTCTTACCGCTCGACTAACCGATCATAACCGCCACGAGACGGTTAGCAATATGTTTTACGTGCTATGCGTTACACGATCATGCGCCGTGGGATAGACGCATGATAGAATACCACCGGACGGTCTCGCACCGTCCTTAGCAGAATCGTCCTAGTGGCGAAAGGAGGAACCCAAATGCTTGAATCACTCAACCAAGGGTTCAAGTACGTATGGAAAACATACGTGGCTACATGAAACGTCAGCATGCAACCAATTAGGCTACCGGGATTCGAACCCGGAATACAGGAATCAAAATCCTGTGCCTTACCGTTTGGCGATAGCCCATCATTTCCAAATGACCATAATATTCATTGCAAAAATCGCATATGAAAGCAAATACCCCATTGCGTTTGAATTGTCTTTTTGTTTTACCTGTCCTCTCATAAGTCCCAGTATTACGAGGGCATCTGTCGCTGTTGCAATAACTTTCAAAGCCATATCAATATCTCCCATCCTCAAAGCTGTGTTCCTGTTTGAATCGTTCCATTTCATTTACGCTCATACCGAAAAGTCCTGCAGATTCATCAGAGTCCGTATGTTTGAAGTATTCGCCCTGTTGTGGAAACATGAACCGGAACATGGCATAGTTTGCAACGTCACACAGGTATTCAAGGTTTCCGGTCTCTTCAAACTTGGCAAGACACATTTTCAAACTTTCAATTGCATTAACATTTCCTGTGGAGAAGTTCATTCTTGCTGGTCCGTATTTGTAATATGACTGTTCAATCAAACCTTTGCGTTTTTCATCAAAGGTTTCGGAATACTCGGTTTTCATCAACTCATTGCTGCAGCTTGCCATTAAACATCACCTTCCGCTCTGTGGTTTGCTCTTTCAATGTCAAACCCTTCTGGGTAACGCGCCTTAAGCTTGTCTACGTTCATTTGCATGATTTCATCAAGGCTCCAGCCGAAGGATTCGCAAAGCATTGCAAGATACCAACAAATATCGCCAGCTTCTTTCTTTGCGTGTTCAATATCAAGCTGCTTCTCATGGAAAATCCATTTTTTGATTATGTCGTTAAATTCTCCAACTTCACCGGATAGTCCGAGACAAGCATTAAAGATGCCGCCAATGTCATAATCTTGCAACGCAGATGCGATATTGTTCTTTTTGCAAAATTTAAGCAAATCAAGTTTATCCGAAATTCTTTCTGTCGCCTTGCGATCATTTGTCCGCATGGCTAACGACTGATACTCATTTCCGGTCATATATCATTCTCCTGTCCGAAACACTCTTTTTTGTTTTTAAAAATTTTTTTGGAAATTTAGTTGCGATTCGCAACGTGAAAGTGAATTGTTATAAATTTATTATAGCCTATTTTCGGTGAAAGTCAATGGGTGTTGTTGTAAGTGGCTTTTTATTTTTTGAGGAATTTGAGGAACTTAGTAGACGCCCGGTGGTCTTTCTGTCAGACCCCCTCCCCATCCTTTTCTTGCAAACATGGGAATCTAAAATATTTTCCATTTCGTTTTGTTGTCATTGTGTGAAAATCAAATTGTTTTAATACAATTCATGTCATACCCTTGCAACTATTCGCAAAACCTAACTTTTCCGAATAGTTCACGAATAGTTAAAACGCTACACCCCTTGATATTACTGCATTTGCGAATTGTAGAATAATCACACACAATTTAAACCGTGTTATTTGCCACTGCATCTGTGAATTGTGTATCAATTGCGTACAATTCTTGGCTCTTTTTCTCGTCCAGCCTTGGCAGTTCCTGCGCTGTGATTGCCCTTCTTTGGGTGGCATTATCGCCAATTCCTGGCTGATTCATGCCAAATTCGTTGTTGCCCACGAACATAGTACCCACTGGACTGTTGGAGTCATACGCTCTATCAAGGATGCAATCCTTGCGAGATCGTTGTAATTTTTGCCAAATCTTAAAAGCCAACGAACTTGATTCCTCGTCTTTCCACAGGTCAAACGTTGTAGTAGGTATATTACAAAAATAACTAAATGCCACTGTACTTACCAACTTACTGTAGACATTGGATATATATATATAATAATCACAAAGCTTATATAATACCTCTCTGTCATATCTGTTACAATTAGTCGGTATAGTTGCATTACCAAGAGGACTTAAGCTCTTATCTTTTAATACTTTTGTATCCGGGAATAAATGCATACCAACATACTGCATAACAGCTTTCCACTGTCTCTGTCCAGCTTTCAACAAGTCTTCGATGTGAAATTCTATACAAGCGTTGTCTATTAAATCCTGTACAGTTGATGTGTATATCTGTACTGTACCTAGATCCACTATAAGGCTTGTAAGATCTACGCTCTCTACATCCTGCATATATTCACACCTCCAATCCGTTTTATTTCTCTGCTTTTGGCATACACTATTTCCGGGTTAAAGTCAAGCCTTATTTTTTTTTACGGTGATATTATATACTTACGCCGCGCGCGTATGCGGATATAACTTAAATATAAACCTATAGACTTTAGATACAGTGTATTATTATTAATCTAAAAGATTAAGAAAAAGAGAGAGAAAGAGAAACATAATTCTGAAAAAGCGACGTCAGACGATTGTTAGACGATTTTTACCAAAAACTGATACTATTCTATCATTTTTGGACTTGTCAAAGGCCTGACACAACTAGCCTTGTTTATAAAAATTTAAGAAAAGTTTTATAGTTTATTTACGGCTTTTCGGAGATTTTGTAAGATATGCCCGGGCAAGTTGTTGTTTTTTGGACATGGCAAATCGAGTAGGAGGAATTTCTCATTTAAGAGAAATTCCGACCTCTCACACCACCGTACGTACCGTTCGGTATACGGCGCTTTCAATAGTTGACGTGCACAGACTGATAGGCTGTGGCTAAATCATAAAAGCCACTGTTTATCAGTCTTT